TTAATTTGATTGAATTCTGGGGAAAATATCCAAGACAAAGGTGGCTTCGTTCCCCATCCGGAAAGCATTTTTGACATCCTTCGTATAATTAACCCTCTCGATCAGTTCTTTTAACATCTTGTTCTTCGCAGCAGTGTCTAAACTCCAATAAATTTCAAGAAGGTTCTCACATCTTGGAATGAAAGAGGACTGTTGATCAATAAGCTCTTTGTCATGCCTGATTTCTTCTTTTAGACATTCTATAGAATCCTGACAGGAATTAATGGAGGATGCGATTGAGTTAGATCGCTCCAGAAAAACTTCAGTCGTATAGATTCCCTGTTCGAGCAGATCATACTGCTTCATCTTCTGTACATTCAATTTCTCCAGTTCATGCTCTTTCTCTGCAATTAATTTCTCTTTAGATTTAACAGCGTTGTTAATGTCCGGACCGGGAACAGCATCATTCAGCCGGTATTCGTCAACAAGATCCTGAATGCCATTTAACACAGCTCTTTCCACAAGCGACAATTTGCTGCTTACAGTAGGGCAGGAGGTGTAAGAACACATAAGTGTGTCATCCTGACCGCGTTTCTGATAAGGCCGCCGAACCATGGCGCGACCACATTTGCTGCAGTACACAATTCCAGCAAGAGGATTTTTTATTGTGTTCTTGATACTGATTGGACGCGGAGGGTTCTTCTTCCGGATCTGCTGTACGGAATCATACATTTCTTTAGATACGATTGCCGGATGTCGGCCGGGAAATAAGAGTATATCATCCTCTTTAGATCGTGGGCGCGACTGCGTGACCATACCATCCTGAATAGCCCTGACAGTTTTTCGACCATTCCAATCGGAACCCAGTCTTTTCCGGAAGGAGATGTGATTCCCATATCGTTGAGTTTTCGGACAATCTTTGAAACACCGATTCGGTCACCGGATGATCCAGAATACAAAGAATAGATCATTTTAATAACTTCGGCCTGCTCCGGAACCGGCTGGAGAGTAAAACCTTTTTCGCCATGCAATTTGACACGTTCGTATCCATACGGAGGTCTGCTTCCACAATACTTTCCTTCTTTGACAGAAGAAATCCTTCCGGCGTTTAAACGCCGCTTGATAGTTTTGTATTCACGTCTGGACATGAAAAGACCGAATTCAAAGTATTCTTCATCAAATTCGTTATCAGGATCATAAGTTTTTGTTGGAGTAATAATCTTTGTGTCAGAAAACTGGAAAGCTCTGGATACAACACCTTGATCAATTGTGTCGCCTCTGGCCAGACGTTCTACCTCTACAACCAGGACACCATCCCACGAACCAGCTTCGACTTCTCGAAGGAGCTGCTGCATAACTGGCCGGGCAGAGATAGTTTCTCCGGAAACAATTTCCCTGTAAATAGCACCGACATTATAATTACGGCTTCTGGCCAAATCGAGAAGGATTCGTTCGTGCCTAGCCAGGGTTTCACCTTCACCTTTTGCTTCAGCTTCCTGATCAGCGCGGGACTTTCTTAAATAGATACATACATTTTCAAGACTCATAGCACACCTCCGTGATATTTTATGTAAAAAAGGGTATAAAAAATGCACCTTTGCAGGTGTAAATAAATATGCTATAATTCTAACTGTCCAGGAAAGAATTGAGCATTCACAACTGCAAAGATTCTTAAAGCCGTCTCTGTTAAGCAGGGGCGGTTTTTATTATTCTAATGATGCAGAATCGAGAGATTCTTTTACCTGTCTGAGATTTGATTGCGTAGATTCATCTTCTATTGCATCGGCTCCACGATATACATATTTAACTGTCTGCAAAGCATCTTGACCTAAAGTTGCGCATACATCGTTAATCCCTTTGCCTTCAAATGAGTATTCGAGAAAAGCTCCATAATACATGACTTTTTCCATGGTTTCATTATCTGTAAAGTAGTTTGGATAATTGTCCTTCAAGTATGAAAGCGCTTCTTTGCAGGTATCTAAATCCAACTGACCATCAGCATCAGATTTAGCTTTATTTACGATGCTATCTACCATTGCAGAAGTATTTGCTTCTGGTTCCGGTGCTTCTGTTGGCGTAATATTATCTGCGACATTAGTAGTAGAAGCATCAGTAGAACTATCAGTAGAACTATCTTTATGGCTTGTAGAACCGATTCCTCCAATTATTAATACTGCAAGCACTACGTAAAGCCATTTCTTTTTCATAAGAAAAACCTCCTGATTTTTATGGAATAAATTTCCAGTATAATAGAAATGCTTTTGCTAAGAAATAAGGTTATGAAGATATTGTTAAGCGAAATTATGTATAGCAAAAACATTTCAGTCCGGCAGCTCTCTGTCAGATCGGGAATATCCAAGTCCACAATAGATAATATAATGAACGAAGTATATTCGCCAACGATGGAAAACATGGAGCTGCTTGCAAAAGCACTAAAAGTGCGGATTACCGACTTGTTCGAGTCGGATTACAAGTAAAAACAAAAAGTGTCCAGAATTCTGGACGATTCCCTCTAAACGCATGATTTTTTTGGAAAAAATGTCATAATATACACAGGGAGGGATGATTATGAAAATACTACAAAGCACCTCTTGAAATCGAAAGAATCTTGTTGTATATTAAATACAAACGAATGTTCGATACAGGAGGTACATACTCATGGAAAACGAAAAATACATTACACTTATTATTAAATTACTTGAAAGAAACCGGAACCGCGCAAAAGAGATCTATTATCTCCTTATCGGATTCCTGGAAAGATGATCTACAATTTTATCTGCAGATAACCTCGGAAGGAGTAGCCTTAGTGGCTACTCTTCTTTTTTCTCAAATTTCTTGAATTCTTCATAAATGTAATCCCAGTATTTGTCCGGAAGCTCCATCAGCATATTAATACAGAACTTTTTGAATTCGTTCTGCTCGTTTCCCAGTCTGCCGACAGTGTTAAGGTACCGCATATCTTCCGGAATAAACATATTTTCAGGGCCACCGGCTCCGGTCCGCAACCAGTCCTCATTTACATTGAACTCACGGCAGATTGATTTGAGCATTTGTTCAGTGAGATTTCGTTTATCATTTTCTACATAAGATATGGCTGTTTTGGTAACGCCTAACTTTTCTCCGAACTGTTCCATACTCATTTTATTTGCCTTGCGAACTGATTTGACACGTTCACCCTGCGTCATTGTCTCACCTCCTTGTAATTCTTTAATCAAAGAATAACACCTTGTATAAATAAAGTCAATAGAAAAAGTGAACAGAGGTAACAAAAAATAGTTGACAAAAGTAACAGAGGTAAGTATAATGTGAACAAAGGTAACAGAAAGCGAGGTGAAACACAATGATGAAAGAAATCCTTACAGAAGAAAAAGTAAAACAGAGATGGCAGCAGATGGAAGAAATGAATGCGATCTGGGACTGCCTTACAGAGAGACAGAAAGGCTATCTGGATGGCTGCATGAATACAGTTATTGCCCTGGCTGGGGCAAGCCAGAAGAAAGCAGGATAAAAAAGGAAGGGCAGGGCTAACCGTCATAGAGCGAAGAGCAGCCTGTGAGATTTTGAAAGGGTAGTTGCTGTTAAATAGAAAAGGCCGCTTCCTTGAGAAAGAAACGGCCATAAGAGATTAACATCTGTGGAAAAGACAGGTTAATAGTTACCGGCGCAAACCCTATTTTTTAAGGATTAAACACACTAATGAAGCAACCGCACAAAGAACTAATGTGAAGTCACATAAATCAGCGAAGGTTATGTACCTTAACAGCAACCATCCTTTCATAATCTCACAGAACACTCTTTTAAAATTGTTACCCCTTGGCAACTCCTTTCTGGCTATATACCAAATTAGACTAAAACCTAAAGTAACAATTCAATAATAACACTTTCATAGATTAAAGTCTATGAAAAGAGGAAGAAAAAAATGATTTATGAAAAAATCAAGCATCTGGCAGCAGCAGAGGGAATCTCAATTGCTTCGCTGGAGAAGAAGTTAAATATCGGGAATGGGACTATCCGCAAATGGAACGAAGCATCTCCAACATTCGAAAATGTTTTTAAAGTCGCGAAGTACTTTGATGTAAGTATGGATTATTTTGCGGAATGGGAAGAAAAGTGACCTGAGCAGGGAAGGAACCCTGTACAACCACACAACATAATATAACCCAAGAGAGGTGAATACATATGGCAGTGATCAAAGAAATGAAATATGGATCCGGCTTAATCCGGATCCACGACGACTACTGTAAAAACAATACAAAGGAAGACAATCAAAGGATTATAGATAACGTTTCAAAAATTATAATCGGATATTACCAGAGAAAGAATTACTGCGAAAGAAAAACCGCCGAATAAGGCGGAGACAGTAGGACAAGCATACATAAATGAAGGGAGGCGAGAAAATTGGAGCGCAAGATGATCATATCTCTAATTGCCGGCTACATCACATCCCTCCTTCCAGTATGGACCTGGGACGGCAAAGTAGAACTGGTTATAGCAACAATGACACTCAGCATTGTGTGGCTGCTGATTTTGATCTGGATTCAGGAACTGGCCAAGAGAATTAAAAAAGCCCTCACATCCGCCAACGTGAGAGCCTTTAAATAATTAATTAAGATAAGTTAAGACAAGTATAAGAAAAACAAGAGAAAAAGTCAAGGAGGAAAATTAATGTTAAAGACAGATTTTAACGGATATGCAGAATTTGCCGAAAAGATATTAAAGGCAGAGAGCAAGCAGGAAAAGAAAAAACTCTACACTGAAAGAATACAGATGTGGATAGGTAAGCTGGAGAATATCTTGTCTCCTATTCCGGCGGCTGACGAAGTTTTTGCATTAGCCGCATTGCATGTGATTACGGAAGCACTGGAAAAAGCTGATCCAGAAGCAGCTCTTATGGCAGGAAAATTCCAAAAAAGATTAGACTACAAAATGAAAACCGAGCAAATAAACCCAAATATGACCGAGGCGGCTGCCAGAGCATACGCAGACATGCTGAAGAGAAAATAAAAGCTCATGTACGGGAATACATGAGCCTGGCTTTCGCCACTTGAGACAATTGCAATACAACAAGTATAACACTCGGGTGGCGGAATGTCAATTCCGGCAGGGGTGAGGAAGGGGAAACCCTGCCATATTTTTGACCTTTTTTCGAGACAATAAAAGTCTCTTAAAAGCTCGATTAGGGGTATTAGACTTACGACAGGAGTGCTTATATGAGGTGGGCATACATAAGGGAGATATGGGACTTTGGGAGTACCATGGAGATGGAGGAAAAGCATACCGGAAGGTATGGAGCTAGGGGACAGGAAAGAGAAGAGAGAAAGAAGGCCACTCCGGAAGAGATTGCCAAACAGAATCAGTGGAGAAGGGAAAGGGATGTTAGGAGACTGATCAAGTGGAACTTCTCTCCGGGCGATTACTGGATGACTCTCACATATAAGAAGGGGGAACGCCCTACATGGGAACAGATGAAGAAAGATCTTGCGAAGCTGATTAGAAAAGTCCGGCTGAAATATAAGAAAAAGGGATGGGAACTGAAATATATTTACCGCCTGGCAATTGGAAAGAAAGGCGGTCCCCATGTGCACCTTCTGGTAAACAGAGAAGCAGATCAGGAGACCGGAACAGACAGGATCATATCAGAACTGTGGGAGAACGGGCATGTATATTTCGCATCTCTCTATGATGCCGGAGGATATGTGAAACTTTCAGAGTATATCACCAAACCTCTGGAAGAACATGAACCGGACGAAATTAAGAGATATAGTTGCTCCCGTAACCTGATCCGAAAAGAACCTAAGCAAAAAGAGATAAAAAGAAGAAATCTGGTGGACCGGCACAAACAGCCAATCTACCCGAAAGCTCCGAAAGGATATTACGTGGATCCGGAGTCTGTGAAAATGGGGATTAACCCCTACACAGGATATGCATACCGGCACTATACCCTTATAAGGATAGACGAGGGGGGATGAAATGACACATGTAGATATATATCTTGAAACCAGCAGTATTTTCCAGGGAATTACAGACAGAAAATGTGGATATGTCCTCTCGGTACTGGTGCACAATGAGGAAAAGACCAGAGAGGGCTTCGGACATTACAAGGGAACCTATCACCAGACAGTCCTGCTCACACTGGCAGAAGCCCTGGAACGCATGACAGTACCTTCGGAGATCTGCGTACATACCCGGGACGCATATGTGAGCAGCAGGATCCTGAAGTTGGAAGAACTGGCCGGATCCGGATGGAAAGACACCAAAGGAGAACAGATCAGGAATGCGGAAGAATGGAAGCGGGTATATGCGGCCGTCCATGCCCTTCCTGATGCACATCAATTATCCGAAAAGACTGAGAAACACAGTTACTCTGGGTGGCTGCAGGAGGAGATGGAAAAGAGAAAAGATGAATGCAGAAGAACTATGGGGCAAAGGCTGGAGCCTGAGACCAGAACAGAACCCGGCAGAAATGGAGTATCTGGGTGAGATCATTAAATCCGGATACAGATTCACATACTATAAAGACCGGAAAGGAGGGATTTACTTTGAAAGCGAACCAGAAGGAGGAAAACCTGAATGGATGCGCCGCGCTGACGAAGACCGAAAGCGAAGGAATAGACACAGACATTGAAGCTCTGGAGAGTTACATCTGCGACAATATCTGTCAATACAGAGAGAAGACGGACAGCCAGGAAGCGCTTGAGTATTATTTCTGCAGTTCGTGCGAAATGAGTAGGTACGCAAGCAAAATAAAGGCAGAATATGAAAAAATCAATACTTTTTCTAAAAGTGCCGCATACGCGCTTATGGAGAAATATAGAAATATTGTACTCTGCAAAGACTGTATATACAGAGCACATGAGAAAACAGGATATGACTGGTGCAGACTTGCAAAAGGACTGGATGAAAGCCTCGGAGAATCCGAAGGATGCAGCAGGGGTAAAGAAAAAGAATAAAAAGGAGAATCCATATGAGAACAATTGCAATTATCAATTTAAAAGGAGGGGTGGCAAAGACCACCTCAAGCATCAATATTGCTTACATTCTTTCTGCAAAGGGCAAGAGAGTCCTTCTTGTAGATAACGACAAACAGGGAGACTGCTCGAGGGGGATGAACCGACGTACTCAGGAAGGAGCAGGAATAGACAAGATAATGGTTGACAAGAAACCAGACATGGCAAGCCTGATCCAGAAAACAGATTACGAGAATTTAGATGTGATCACTGCGAATCTGAACCTTCTGACAGCAAACATGGAGGTGACGATGGACCGTGTAAGACCTCAGCAGACCAGACTAAAGAACGCCCTGCAACAGGTAAAAGACAATTATGATTACTGTGTGATCGATAATGCCCCGGACATCAATGTATCCGTTATTAATGCGCTGACGGCAGCAGATGATGTTCTGATCCCGGTAGAAGTCGACGACAACACAACAGAAGGCATGGATGAGCTTCTGGATCAGATCGATGAGATTAAATGCGAATTGAATCCTGATCTGGAGAATGTAAGGTGTTTTATCAGCAAGTACAACAAATACAACGAAGCGCATAGCCAGGGAGCGGAGATTATAAGGAAATGGTATCCGACGATGGAGACGGTGATCAGAAATTCTCTGGCAGTTGCAAAGAGTACATATGCCAGAACACCGGTTGTGTTATATAGCAAGCGATCGGCGGCAGCAGAAGACTATCAGACACTTGTAGAGGAATATCTGCAGATGATAGGGAGGTAGCACAATGGGAAGAGAGAAATTTAGTGCGCTGGACATGCTGTCAAAGCGGTCCTTGCCGGAAAGAAAAGAGAAGCAGGCAATCATATACAAGGATCCCAGAGAACTGGTGCCGACTCAGGAAAACTTCTACACAACAAAAAACATTAGCAAACTCAAAGCGTCGATAAAGATCACAGGGTACCTGATGCAGCCAATTCTGATAGAGAATGTAGATGGAGAAGATAAAGTACTTGCCGGACATCGTAGAAGATTATGTTGCATAGAACTGATCGAAGAAGGAGACACCAGATTCGAGAAAGTTCCGTGCATGTATGCTGCGGAAATCAATGTTTCAGAGGATAAAGAACTGACACCAGAGCAGAGAGAAGCAATCACGCCATTCTTGAGACAATTTAAGGTAATTCAGGCAAACAATTACAGAGATAAAAACGACTGGGAAAGAATGCAGGAAGCTCTGGAGATGGAGAAGATTGTTAAGGGTCTGAAAGAGAAGGTTGGAATCACTGGAACAGTCAGAGAGAATTTAAAAAAACTTCTTGGAGTGTCAAACGCTCAGTTCGGTCGTTACAAGAACATTAGCAATCATCTGTCAGAGGAACTGATGGAAGAGTTTCAGGATGGAGAGATTAACATTTCTGTGGCAGATGCTGCAGCGTCCCTGGAACCGGAACTGCAGAAGATAGCATACGAGATGTACATGAAGAACAAAATCCTGACACTTCCGGATATCCAACTCCTGAAAGATCGGCAGGCGTTAAATGCAGACATTCCAGGGCAGATGACAATAGAACAGGCAACAAGGCAGCAGAAGCCGGCAGAAGATGAGACGCCGATTCCCGTAGAACTGCAGATAGAAAGATTCTTTGACAGCTTGAAAAAGAACACAACAGCCAGGATCCGCAATGGAGACAAGCTGATGGGAACAAAGATGATTAGTATGCTCTATTGCTATGTAAAGCACAGAAACGGGTACCTGAACTATCAGGGACATCCGGATAGGATCACATTCAACCCAGACAGCCCGGAAGAGAAAGAAATGACCTGGCAGGAGCTGACCGAAGAACTGATCAGACGCTACTCCACAAAGAAACTGGTCAAAATGACCACAATTGATGCACCGGAAGCGGTAGTTACGCTTACGGAGTCGGCAGCAGTTAAAGCGTTTTGCGAAGCTTATCCCAAAAAATTGAAAACGATCATGAGGATATGCCGAAGATGCAAAGACAATGCAGAAGCTGCTAAGGCCGTACAAATGGATTTTGCACCAGGTGGATTTAGTTCATCAAGCGGGAGCAACGTAAATTATAGCTTTATGTCGTTCACAGCAGGACTTGAAATTGAAGTGAACAGTGAAAAAGTATCAATGAAATATGGCCGGCTGATTGTAGAAGCAAAGAATCTCTATGATCCATTTTCTCCAGAATTCGATATAGAGCCAAAGAAACCAGAAGTAAAAGATGATGGAGGACAGGCAAAATGTATCACAGGACAATCCGGATCTGGAGTATGTGGAGCAGCTGCTTATTGTGATAAAAAATATACCTGTTGCTCTCAGTGCTCGGATGACTGTAACAGCCGTTGCAGGTGGATTCCGGAAAAGAACTGCCAACCGGCAGCAGAAACACCGGACGAAAAGCAGCAGGAAGACCATTCCGGTGATCTCGCCGAGATGGAGAAACATCTGGGAAATACAGATAAAATTCCAGATGCGTGGCCGGAAGATTTAAAAGATATCCCAGTACCTACAGGTGTAGAAATCATCGGATATCTGTACGATGAAGAAAGAAGGCTCAAAGAATTCCTTGAAACCGAAAAAGAAGATCCTGGATTACCGCACATGACAATCCTGAAACAGCAGCTGATTGTTGGAGGACTGAGAATTATTAAAAATCTTGTAGAAGATTGTAAAGAAGAACCAGAAGAACTGGAACAGCCAACTCTTCCAACTATGAAAAACAATGATCAGCGCAAGGAATGGCTGAGGAACTATAAGAGCTGGGGACTCTGGTACGAAGACAAGAACACAGGGATTAAATACTACAAATACGACTTCACGAATGGAGCACGTCTGATCGTAGAAGAATATGCACCGGATCAGGGAGAACAAAAAAGCTGGTGGGTCTCAAAAACGACAGAATCATACTACATGCATTTAGTGGGCGGCCCGGAACCAAACAGAAAAGACGGAATCCCGAAATGGTCATATCATACGCGCTATAACAAATATCCAAACTCAGAAACTGAATTGTGTGAGTTCTTAAAAGACTTACAGAAATAGCAGGAGGATTAAAAGATGCAGGGAAAGGCACTGGTTACTCGTTTAGAGCTACACAAAGAAGTAGTAAAAAATGCCTGGATACTCAGCTACGAGGACCGCAAGGTCCTCGTGATTGAGTTTCAGGAGACTGTCGCAGAAGATGAAAGCATTGAGTATATCCTTGCCCTGGCTAAAAGCCTGGTATCAGGAAAAGGCAGCGAAACACTCAGCCCGGAGCTGATGAAGATGGTAAAAGGAACCTATGTCCGGATCCTGGACGAAGAGATGAAGAGACTTATTGATAACGGAATTGAAATGGAGAAATAAACAGAAAGGAGACAGAAAACATGGATGGCACGGCGACAATTAGCCTGGATACGCTGGACGAGCTGAGAGAAAAAGCAGAAGAGGCACGGCTAGCAACGAACCGGAGTAAGAGGTTCACAAGCAAGCTGATGGACTGCTATGAGTTCGATACAGAGAAATATAACAAAGCGTTGGAAGAAATTGACGAAAAAGAGAATCTGACAGACAAGCAGTGTTCAAAGTTGATTAGAGAAGCGATGGTGAAGCACCTGAAAATTGTAGTGGACCCGGAGCAACTGAAAGAATTGATTCAGGAATACATTGACGAGGAAACATCCGACGAGCATTTAGACATTGCGAGAGCAACCCTGAAAGAACTGAAACAGATCCAGGTAGTGTTGAAAGAACAGTGAAATGGAGGGAGAAAATGGAGAAGACATGTAAAACTTGCATAGAAAATGATTGTGGACTCTGCGATCGCACCGGCCGTCTGGTAGAAGACGACGATCAGTGTGAAAATGAACAGACAATCAGACAGAATTTGTTGAATTCCTAAAAAGGTAGAGAAAAATGGATAAATGGAATTTGCTTGATGCTGAAATAACCGAGCAGGAAAAACAGGAATTGTCAGATTAAGGAGAAGGACAATGAGTAAATTGGATAAATATATGCAGGGTCGTACGGAGGGGATGGAATTCTCCCTCCGCCTTGTGAAAGATAAAGGAATAGAAGAACTCGAAAAAGAAGTCAGGTTCAGAAACCGGACTGGCGTTTCGCTGAATCTGACCAGACAGGAGCTGGCAGCAGGATCACAGAATATCAAGAACATGACGTTTGATACAATGCTGGCAATGAGCCTGATGGTTTTAAGAGATGAGTTTGATTTTGGAAAGAAACGCCTGGAAAGATTCAAGGACAGATTCACCGAGAAAGCTGCATCTCTGGCAGAAGACTATTGCACATGGTTGGACATAGTAGACGTGCTCAAGGAAGAAACCGGAATAGATTTAGAAATCCGGTGGAACGACAAGAAATGACCGATTCGGTCACTAAAAAAGGGTGCTACTAAAATTCACATAGATACATCCTTCCTGTGTGAGCCTGTCAGATCACAGGAAGGAGAAAGGAGAAAATGTATGTTAATCAGAAGTCAGGATAAAACAGCACTGGTAAAGTTTGAAAACATTGTAGTCAATCTAAAACTCCCAGATTTATTGAATGTTATATGTTGGAGTTGGCAGGATGCGCAGAGAAGTGGAGGATATTTTATTTTAGGAAAATATTCCACAAAAGAAAAAGCCATGAAAGTACTGGATATGATTCAGGAAGCCTATGCGGACGCAGAGTTAATTCCAATGACAGCGCCAAATATCGGGAAGATGTTCGCAGAAGCGCCAGCATCAAAAGGAAATGGACTTCTGTCTGAAGCTATTGGAAAAGTACTTATGAACAAAATGGTCTTTCAAATGCCAGAGGATAGTGAGGTGGAAGTATGAGTGATGTAATGAAATTTGTGCAGAACGAAGATGGTACGTTTAACACATACGATGATACCTACGACATTGTAATGGTGTCCATTGAAACCACTGCCGGAGAAAAAACACTACCGAGAATGATATGACGGATTATCAGTGCGGGATGGTCGATGGTCGAAATCAGTGCGTTGATGCGATTAAAGGAGGAAATTATGATGATTAATTTAACTGGAAAAATCGTGTTTGTAAAGACACAGGAAGAATATTTGAGTGTTCTGAAAATGGCAAAGCTTCAGGGATTCACATGGGCGAGAGAAAACCATTTAAACCCTATCGTAATTCCGTTTCCAAACATATTGAATTTTTACGACAGTAAGATTGTTACTTACAACTATGTTGAAAAGACAGTGTATGAAGCATCCGAAATCGTCGAAGATGAAGAAAAAATCAAGGACGCAGTAGACCTTGTCAGAACATTCACTAAATACCCAGACAGAACAGCATTGACCGAATCATTTATTGATTCCTTGAAGTTACTTGCAGATACTGTAGAAAGTCAGATGGAAGAGGTGAAGTAGATGGTTAATTTAATAAACACATGTATTCTAATTAAAACACCAGAAGAAAACGAGAAATTACTTAAAGAAGCTGAAAAACAGGGATTTCATTGGTACTCAAAATACGATTGCAAACCATTACCAACACAATATTTTCCAGATATTTTAAAATTTTATAATGACAAAAGCGTGGTGCACAGCGCACGTATCGAATCAAAGGATAGTACTTTTTACGAAGCGTCAGAACTTCTCGGGGAAAAAGAAATGGCCGCAAGAAAATTTGTTGAGTGGCTATCAGATGTAAGAAGATGCAGCAGACGTGAATGCACAGAATGTGTACTGTATGAAAGAAATACCAGGTGTAACAAGTGTTTGTGTAATATATTTAATTGGAAATACAACGTTGATGAGCTTCTTGAAATTGCACAAAATGGTGAATTTACAGTACATAACTCAGAAGAGAAAGCAGTTAGCATTATTGAAAAATTTATCAAGAATCCAGATCGCTCAACATTAAACGATGAGTTTGTTGAGTCTTTGAAGTGGGCGGTGGGGAAGTTGGAGGAGATGAAGAAATGAAAAAATTTAAAGAAAAACGCATGGCAAGTTATGTGCTCAGAAGCAATGAACTGATTCAGGAAGGCAAAACAAAAGAAGCTGCAGAGCTATTTGGAAAAGGTATAGCTGATGGGTGGGATAGCTGCATTGATAAGATTACCGGAGAAGGAAAGGACATTTAAGAATATGAGCAGAGAGGAACAGATATGCGAAACCTGTAAAGAGAATGATAATGGTTTCTGCGATCGCATTGGACGCATGGTAGAAGATGACGACTGGTGTGCAAAATGGAGAACCAAAGAAGTTCCGGAATGGAAAGCAAGGATGATGAATACATTTCTGGCCGGACACTGAGAGGAGGGCGGAAATGATCCCATTTTTATACGATGTAACAGATAGATCAGGCAATCTGGTGATAGGCAATGCAACATTTGCAGAAATAGTGGAAGGAAGTACGAAATGCACAGAGTTGATCGGAAATTAAGCAGAGTGAAGGATATCGCATTGCTTCAGGAATTTGATACCGTCCGTCTCCGCTTGCTGGGATATAAGAAAGGCGACAGGAAATGAATAAAAGACAGAAAAAGAAACTATTCAGAAAGGTAATAGGGTTGAATCCACCGGAAGAACTGATCTACACCAGCCTGGACTACCATGTTTTTATCGGCAAGCCATGGGGAGGTCTGGCAGCCCTAAAGAAGCAGGAAGCCACCAGAACAGTAGAAGACTTTAATCGGAATATTCAGAACAGGAATTACCTGCTCAGAGAAGCAAGGAGGTACACTAGATGAAACAGGGAGGATTATTATTTCCCAAAGAACCCGCCAGAAAAAAACGGAAGAAGCACCACAAAAGCATTATAGACAGAGATATGAAAAATCAGTGCTTCATTTGCGGCAAAACAGGTTATACAGAACGCCATCATATTTATGGCAGCGCAAACCGCAAATACTCCGAGCAATATGGCTTAACTGTGTATCTTTGCCCGGAATGCCACAGAACATCAGATATAGCTGCACATAGGAACAAAGAAGTCCGAATTACTTTACAGCGGATTGGTCAGAGAGCATTTGAAGAGAAATGTGGCAGCAGGGAACAATTCGTAAAGACGTTTGGAAAAAACTATCTGGAGGACGAATAAATGAACATAGGAAAAGCAACTGCAATATTTAAAGATATCCATAACGAAGAAACAGAAGTAGAAGACAAGATTACAGCAATTCAGGAAGTGATTGATATGCCTACACATAACAGCATCACAAAGAAGAGTATGTTGGAGGTACTTCGCTGGCTGATTGAAGAATACATCTAAGGAGGCCATATGAACTTAGCACAAAGAGCAGAAACATGTAAACATAGTACAGGACACGCTGGGATAGCAGTACATACCCTTCCAACCTGCCCGAATATGCACATCATCAAAGGCAAATGCGTTACAGCCAGAAGAAACTGTAAAGACTGCAGATTCTACGAACAAAAAAAGTGACCGAATCGGTCAGAAAGGAGAACACATGAATTCCGACAAAAGCAACATCCCTCTTGTAAGATTGGGGGATATAAGAAAGACCTTAAAAACAAAATTTAAAGTAATCCCTGGAAACGAGATTAAATTTCGAACAAAAGTAAAAGACGATTTTCGCAGTTGCAAAATAGTGGATTATACGGCAAAGGTGATCCGATTATATCCCTATGTGGTACAATTGCAACTAGATGACGGTACATACATTTCGCCGGGATACGCGAAACTGTGGCTGATGCTTCATGGAGCGGCATGAAAATAAAAGACACTGAAAGGAAAGCCGGGACGTAAAAACTCCCGACTGAAAGTGCGAAAAGAAGGAAAGGGGAGCATACCGATGAATAAGAATATTTTGAGCCAGTACATAGATGCCTGTGAACTGATTAAAGAAACAGAAGAGGAAATCAAGAAGCTTAACAGAAAGAAAAAGACAGTGATACAGACAAATGTGTCCGGGAGCAACCCTGAGTTTCCTTATAACCCACAGCATTTTAAGGTGCAGGGAACGACATTCTCTATTAGGGATGACAGCCAGCTGCGCTACCAACAGAAAATACTGGAAGAAAGAAGAAAACAGGCGGAGCAGCTAAAGATAAAAGTAGAAGGGTGGCTAAACACAATCCCTCCGAGAATGCAGAGAATCATAATATACAAAGCCTTTGAAGAACTGACCTGGCAGCAGGTGGCTGAAAAGATGGGAAGAAAAGCCACAGAAGAGAGCGTAAAAAAAGAATTTCAAAGATTTTTTAAAGAAAATTAAAGTTTGTCCCGAATGTCCCAAATGTCCCGATTCAAAATGTTATAGTATAAACTGAACTCAGTGGAAGATCATACAGAGTTCTCCTTCCCTTGAATGACTGCCAGTACCCACCTGGTAGTTTACCAGAACATCTCACCGAGAGGGAGTGAGCGTGAGCCATGGAGCCGCAGGTTCGAATCCTGATGTTCTGTTTCGGTTTGACACCGGACTCGCTTGAATCTTCATTAGCACAGGAGCCATCTGCTTTGTAAGCAGGTGGCTCCTGTGGGTCCTGAGTTCGAATCTCAGAATGTCCATGAGAAGAAGGGGCATTTGAATGAAGAATAGCGCGGGATAAAGTAACGGAAACTTACAGGCCTCCTTAGCCTGGAATGGCGGTTCGAATCCGTCTCCCGCTATTAGGAGACAGATATGTTGAAGAGTTGTAAGTACTGTGGAAGAATCCACGACAGCAGGATAGACTGCGGGAAAAGACCTGTGCGTAGAAAGAAAAGAACAGACCAAAGTGGTTTCCGAAGCACAGAAGCATGGAAGAGAAAGAGCATAGAGATTAGAACCAGAGACTGCTATCTCTGCCAGATCTGCCTACGTAAAATGTTCAACACAGCAACACAGCTCAATAGAAGAAACATAGAAGTCCATCATATCATACCAGTCGCAGAAGACTGGGATAAACGCCTTGATAATTACAATTTGATATCACTGTGCAATAAACATCACGATCTGGCAGACTCTGGAGGCATTCAAAGGGATCTACTTTTAAGCATTGCAAGGCATCAAGAGGAAAAATAGTACCCCCCCGCCATGTGATAGCGAAAAAAATCAGATCTCCCACGACCACGTATGCCCCACAATTTATAATTTATTCCCAGATCAGCATTTTGAAATTAAAAGGAAGGAGGGAGAAGGCAAGGCCTACACCATCAAAGACGGTTAGCATCATCCGGTCAGAAGGAAAATCTCACAGAACCAAGCGCGAACTCAGACAGAGAGAACAGGCAGAAAAAGCAGTACTTACAGGGATTCCGTTGAAAGAAAGACCGGAAGTCAGAGAAAATGAGACAGCACACAAAGAATTTCTGAGATTGAAAAAACTGCTTGAAAAAATTGACAAATTCGATGATATGTACGGCGCTGTAATAAACAGATACTGCATTTTGTACGCAGAAACAAAAGAATTTGAAGAGAAAAAAGAACGGTTTTACAGACAACTCTGTGACCTGGAAGAGAACAAAGAAGAACTGCTTGAGACAGAACAGATGACATATGGAGAATATTATAAAACAGAGACATCAATGCAGAAGAACCTGATTGCTTTGGACAGACAGGTACAGGCGAAGAGAAGGATGCTCTCTGATATCGAAAAAGAGAACATCATGACGATTGCTTCTTCTCTTAGATCAGTTCCGAAAACCGAAGCAAAGAAAAGCAATCCATTGAGAGAAGCGCTCGGAGGATGAAAGAAGGAAAAGCATATCGTTATGCACAGTGGTGCGTAGAAGAAGACGGGGGAAAAGTCCCCCAATATGTAAAAAAACAGGCTGAAAGTTGGCTTCACATCGCGGATGGAGATAATCCGGACGCCTATGTAGATGAGCAGGAATATGAGAAAATCTGCAAGCTGCTAAAATTAATGATCCATCCGGACCTACGATGTAGCATCTATGAAGGACTGGAAGAATACGCATGGTTCATGATTGTCGCAGGACTCTGTACATTCTGCAGAAACACAGAACGGAAAAGCAGGTTCTATGTGACAATTCTGCTTGAAATAGCAAGAAAGAATTTCAAAACATTCAATTCAGCGGTGATTTTTATCCTATTGATGCTGACAGAGCCGGATTTCTCCAGATTCTTTTCGGTTGCACCGGATCTGGCACTGTCGTCAGAGCTGAAGAATGCAATCCGGAAAATCATAAAAGTCAGTCCGGTACTCTATAACGAAGATGAACCGGCATTTAAACTCTTGCGAAGTCAGATTAAATGCCCGCTTAATGATAATGAGTACACTCCGCTGGCATACAGTCAGGACGGAATGGATGGTAAACTGGCAAATGCGTTTCTGGCTGACGAAGCTGGAGCCTTAGATGCATATCCAGTAGAAGCAATGCGCTCATCTCAGATCACACTTTTAAATAAACTTGGAATCATCATCAGTACCCAGTACCCAAATGATAACAATGTGATGCTGGACGAAATAGACATTGCAAAGAAAACACTTGACGGACTTTTGGAAGATCAGCGGTATTTCGCACTGCTGTATGAGCCGGATGACGAACTGAAGCATGGAGATACATGGATGACAGATGACCGAGTGATCTATCAGAGTAATCCGGTTGCAGTGACGCATCCGTATATTTTTGAAGAAATCAGGAAGAAACGTTCACTTGCAATCCTGTATGAGAACAAAAGAGAAAATTATCTCTGTAAGCACAACGATATTCTGTATAAGGGACTGGGAGTTGAAGGTTATATCGATATCCAGAAAGTAAAAATGTGTAGCGAAGATTTACCAGACGACTTCTGGAAGGGAAAACAGGTATGGTGTGGACTGGATCTGTCAATGACAAACGATAACACATCATTTGCAATGGTAACAGAACAGGACGGAACAATCTATGCAAAAGTCTGGGGGTTCGCTCCTTCGGATAGAATAGACGAAAAGTCCATGAAAGAAAAGGTAGATTATCGAGCGCTGATCAGAAAGGGTGAATGCTTTGCCTGCGGAGATGAGGTTATTGACTATGGGTTCGTAGAACGTTTTATTATAGGACTGCCGGAAAAATATGGAGTGGAAGTCATGCAGGTGGGATATGACAGATATAATGCAATATCGACCGTTCAGAAACTGGAACAGAATGAGATAGAGTGCGTTGAGATCAAACAGCATAGCTCAGTACTACACATGCCTACTAAATTGTTGAAAGAGCTGATTCTGAAAAAGAAAATTCGGTATGCTACAAACAGGATGCTTGAAATCAACTTTCAGAATGCAAGATGTACAGAAGACACAAACAAAAATTTGTATGTAAACAAAAAGAAATCATCCGGAAAGGTAGACATGGTTGTATCACTGATCAATGCCATGTACCTGTTACAGCAGGAATTGCTGTATGGAGAAGATGATTTTGTAGTTCAGACGTAATTGCACCGGCGTAAGAAGAGGAGATAACAAATGAACATACGGCTGTTTGGCAAAAGAAAACATGAAGTAAGGGCAGATACCATGGCGAATCCGTCAGAGCAGGTGGAATCAGACGCACTTTTAAGTGCACTGCTCGGAAAGAATGTAATGACAAAGGAAAAAGCATTGGAAATTCCCGCGGTACAGGCATGCATTAATCTGATCGCAGGAACAATATCACTACTTCCGGTCAATCTGTATCAGAAAGACAAGGAAGGAAATGTTCGGGAAGTCAGAGACAGAAGAACCTCTCTCCTGAACAATGATACAGGAGACACGCTGACAGCTTCACAATTTTGGAGAGCGATCATCGAAGATTACTATCTGGGGAAAGGCGGGTATGCTTATATCAACAAACCGGGAACGGAGGTTGAGAGCATTCACTACGTCGACGAGACTCGCATTTCCATCATGAAGAATACAGATCCGATTTTTAAAGATTATGACATTCTGGTACGGGGAAAATCATACAGACCTTACCAGTTTTTTAAAATTCTAAGGAAAACAAAAGATGGTATGACTTCCAGAAGCGTCACGGACGATAATCAGCTGATTATCGGAGTATCATACAGCGAGCTGAGATACGAACGGAACCTGGTGCAAAAGGGTGGAAACAAAAAAGGATTCTTGAAATCTCCGAAGAAATTAACAAAAGCTGCAATGGACGAGCTAAAAGCTGCTTTCAGAAGATTATACAGCAATGCAGAAGAAACAGTTGTGGTTTTGAATGAAGGAATGGAATTCCAGGAATCGTCCAACACGTCTGTTGAAATGCAGTTAAATGAGAATAAGAAAACAAATTCAGCAGAAATTTGCAAGCTGTTTGGAATCCCTGACGGGATGATCAGCGGAAACCCAACTGAAAAAGACATAGACTGTTTCATCCGGACCTGCACCATTGTGATGAGCGATATAGAGTGCAGCCTGGACAGGGATTTGCTCCTGGAATCAGAGAAAGGGACATATTACTGGTCGTTTGATACGAAAGAACTGACCAGAGGAAATATTAAGGAACGTTACGAGGCCTACAAGATCGGACTCGAAAAGAATTTCCTCCAGATTGATGAAATCAGAGAAAAAGAAGACTTGGAACCGATCGGATTCAAGTGGATTACACTTGGGCTTGACAGCGTTCTCCTTAACCCGGAAACCGGGCAGGTTTATACACCGAACACCAATGCTGTACAGAATATGGACGTCATTCAAACGGGATTCATAGATTCCACAACAAAAGGAAAAGAACAAAATGAATAACAGGATGGAGGGAAGCAAAGGAAAGCAGAATTAAGAGCTGACGGGCTCCATATCTCTGGATATGTCAATGTACCCGGAAGAGAATCACGACCAGTGCTTACACCACGTGGGAAAGTGATTGAAGTGATTGAACAGAGGGCATTTGAGCGTGCAATAAGCAGAGCGGCAGACATCAGAATGCTTCTGGATCATGACAGAGGACACGTCCTTGCAGATACTGCAGACGGGACATTGACCGTCAGGGAAGATGAAGTAGGACTCAGAGCAGAATCTGTCGTAACTGACCCAGCGGTCATCGAAGGGGCGAAGAAAGGATTGCTGAAGGGATGGTCATTCAATATGAAGAATGTGGTGGATTCTATTGAGGACAGAGCCAATCAATTGCCTATCAGACATGTAAAAGACTTCGACATGGATGAGATTACACTTGTAATGAATAAAATTCCGGTATATTCATCCACATCAGTGGAAGTGAGAGCCGGAACAGAGGAAGAGGTGGAAACCAGGGCGATGTGTATGGAAACTACATATACAGAGAACCTTCCACCGAAAAAGGAATATGATAATACAAAGTTTCAGGAAAGAATTAATAAACTGAAAAAATAGGAGGAAAATAAGAGGAATAAATTTAAAAAACTTGCAGAACAGAGAGCACAGTATGAGCAGCAGTTACAGCAGATCTTAGACAAAGCTGAACAGGAAGAAAGAGCACTGAATGATGAAGAAATGCGGTCTTTTAATGATCTTGAAAAGAAAATTAAAGACATTGATGATACAATCGCTGCAGAACAGAGAGCCAGGGACATTCTGAAAAAACCAGAAGAAACAGAAGACCAGGAAGAAAAGGACAATAAAGAAACAGAAGACCAGGAAGAAAGAGCGTTTGCGAACTACATCCGTGGCATTATATTGCAAATAAAATCATCAAAAAGGTGTACGAAATCTGTCCAATTTATCAGCTCGCAACCAGATATGACGTAGGCGGCACACTGTCCATTCCTTACTACAATGAGGAAACTACAGCAATCACAATGGCATACGCTACAGAATTCAGCGAACTTGAATCCAATTCCGGAAAATTCAAATCTATTGAGCTGAAAGGATTCCTTGCAGGGGCACTGACAAAAGTATCTAAGTCTCTTGTTAATAATTCTCAGTTTGATATCACCAATTTTGTTGTGAACCAGATGGCTGAGAACATTGCAAGATGGATTGAGAATGAACTTCTGAATGGAACCGCAGATAAAGTGGAAGGCGTATCTAAGGCGAAACAGGTTGTAACTGCGGCAGCAGGTACCGCGATTACAGGAGATGAGCTGATTGACCTGCAGGAAACTGTTCCGGATGTATTCCAACCATCTTGTATCTGGATCATGAATAAAGCCACCAGAACTGCGATCAGAAAGCTGAAGAATTCTGATGGTGATTATATTTTACAGAAGGACGCAACAGCAAAATGGGGTTACACTCTGTTTGGCAATGACGTGTTCTGTTCTGATAATATGCCGAAGATGGCGGCAGGGAAAACCGCAATCATATATGGAGACATGAGCGGCCTGGCTGTTAAGGTATCCGAAGACATGAACATTGAAGTCCTGAGAGAGAAGTTTGCAACAGAACATGCAATCGGCGTCGTTGGATGGCTGGAAATGGATTCCAAGATTGAAAATGAACAGAAGATTGCAGTTCTGAAGATGAAAGCAGCAGACTGAGAGGAATGACCGATGAAGATAGAAGCTATGGTCAGCTTCTGCGGAGTTCTGTCAATGTCAAAAGGAGAAATCAGAGATTACAGCGTTGAATCTGTAGTCTCTGACCTGATGGAAGCTGGTTATATCAGAGAAATTTCTGAAAAGACTGTGGAAAAGACAAAGCCAGATTTGCAGAAAGCAAGAACTACAAGAAAGATTGTGAAAAAATGAAAGTAAATGAGATCACTCCGGAAATTGTTGCGGAACATTGTAGAGCGGACGACTACAGCGAGGAAGAACTCCAGAGGATTCTTGATGCATCAAAAGCTTACATAAGATCCTATACAGGACTGAATGATAAGGAAATCGACATGCATGAAGATCTTGCGATAGCGGCACTGGTCCTGTGCCAGGATATGTACGATAACAGATCTGTTTATGTCGACAAAAATACGACAAATAAAGTGGTTGAAACAATTCTTGGGATGCATTGCGTAAATCTGCTGTAGGAGGTGTCTGTAAGGATTAATGCCGGAGCATTAAATAAACGTATTTTGTTTCTTAGATTCGTGGTAAAAGAGGATGATATGGGACAGGACAGGGGAAACTGGGAACCATACAAAAAAGTATGGGCAACAGTAAAGCCTTATAAATCCTCAGAATGCAATTTTATGGGAAAACTAAAACCGGAGGTATCGCATCGAGTGTATGTGAGGTTCAGAAAAGACATCACTGCTGAAATGAGAATCCTCTATCATGGACGAATATTCCAGATTGCAGGGGTTCCAATCGATCTTGATGAGAAACACGAGCTTCTTGAGATCCAGTGCGAGGAGGTGTTTGAGAATGCGGAGTATCAGTTTTGACTTTGATTCTTCTGATCTGGAGAAATCGCTTAAAATAGCATCTCGGCAGTTTCCAGCATCAGCGGAAATTGTCCTCAAGAAAGAATCCAGAAACATAGCGAAAGATTTAAAGGGAAGAGTTGATTCTGAAGCAAAAGGACACCATTATGCAGGACAGGGAGCAACACATAAACCTCTGGCAGAAAGCTTCCGACAGGGGAAAGTAATGCGATCAGGAAGTAAGGTTACGGTTGCGGTTACAACGACAGCACCGCATTATCACCTTTACGAAGAAGGACATGCGATGATAACACATAAAAGTAAAGACGGAACACATGGACTAAGACAGGTCGGAGAAGTTAAAGGCAAGAAAACTGTAGCTAAATATATGTCGCAGCGAGCGGATCATGCGGAGCTGATTGGACAAGAGCTCCTGCAGGAAATATTGAAGGAGGCAGGATTTGACTCTTAAAGAAATAAAAAAAGCGGTCAATTCCGCTCTGAAGGAGAAATATCCGGACGTAAAAATATACGGAGCAGATACAATAGAGGGGTATATGCGCCCTTCATTTTTTGTATATATAACACAGACTTTTTTGGAATCGACTAAAAATGCAACTCACAAAAATGTGGAAATAGAGATTGATTTTATACAAAGAGCAGCGAATGAAGAGGAAGCAATGAAATTTTTCGCTAGGATGGAAGAATTATTCGGACAAAAAGTGACAGCAGGGAACAGAAACCTGAACACAAATAACATGGAACTGGATTTCCAGGGAGAAAATTTGAATATTCCTGTATGCCGGTTCGATGTAGAATTCTGGGATCAGATTCCGAGAAAAGAAAACTATGACACAATGAAAGAATTAATATTTGCACAGGAGGTAAGGAATTAGGGGTTTACCGGTGATGAATGTCGTATTTGTAGCGGCGGCGAGAAAATCAATTAGGCGATCTGAACGCGGAATAGTGGGAATGATCATAAAGGACGCGGTTGTCCCGGATGGAAATCCGATTACAATCTACAAAGAAAAAGACATACCCGAAACGTTGAGCGCAGAGAATAAAGAACAAATTAAACTGGCAATGAAAGGAAATGATACAACTCCGCGAAAGATAGTTGTATATGTTCTTGCGAAAACAGAAGAAGATTACAGAAAGGCTCTTGAATACTTTGAAATAAAAAAAGTAACATGGCTTTGTTGCCCAACAGTAAAAACAGATGGCCAGGAAGAAGAAATTGTAACATGGGTGAGAGATCAGCGAGAAGGAAATAGAAATAAAATAAAAGCGGTTCTTCCGGACAATACTGCAGACAGTGAAGGAATCGTGAATTATGCTACAAGCGAAGTAACAGTAAAGGGGAAGAAGTACGGTCCAGAAGAGTTTTGCTCCCGGATTGCAGGTCTGCTTGCAGGAACATCGTATAAAATATCATCGACCTACGCAGTTGTCGAAGAGGCGAGTGAGTGTGAAAAGCTGGACAGAGATGCCTTAGATGCTGCAGTAGATGCAGGGAAGCTTGTGCTTTTCTATGATGGGGAAAAAGTGAAAGTAGCCAGGGGAGTTAATTCTCTGACAACGGTTTCAAAAGGAAAAGCAGATCCATGGAAAAAAATACGTGTTGTAGAAACTATGGATATGATGCATGACGACCTGGTCCTGCTCGCAGAAGACAACTATGTTGGAAAATACCCAAACACATATAGCAATAAATGCTTGTTGATTTCTGCAATTAATTCATACATGAAAGAATTAGAAAGAAACGGTCTTATACAGGACTATGCAGTCGAACTTGATGTAGAGAAAATCAAAGAGTACATCATTGAAAACAAAGGCGTAACCAGAGACGAAGCGGAAGCAATGTCAGATGAAGAGATAAAAAAACAGTACACGGATGAAAAAGTGTTCATGAGGGCATCCGTAACTATCGTTGATGTCATGGAAGATATTAATCTGGAAATTACTGTTTAAGGAGGAACTACAAGGAATAATTACACACCAGATCGTGTTATTAATGGAACGTTTGGAGAGTGCTGGATTGATAATGATTATATGGCGGAAGCAACGGCGCTCCAGGCAAAGATGAAACTTGATACAAGCGAAGTAAAAAGAACAGGGACATTGGAGAAAGGATACAAAATAACTGGAATCAGCGGATCTGGCACACTGAAATTAAACAAGGTTACATCCTATTTCCTGAAAAAAGTGTCTGAAAACCTGAAAAAAGGTAAAGCAACGAGGATGACAATTATCACGAATTTGGAGGATCCGGAAGCATTTGGGGCAGAAAGGATTCGCCTGGATGACTGTGTGATCACGGAATTGACAATTGCAGACTGGGAAGCCGGAAAACTGCTGGAGGAATCAATACCATTCAATTTTAGCGGTTTCGAAGTCCTTGATACAATCGATGCATAAAGGAGAAAAGTATGAACTTAATTGACAAACTGCTTTGCGTAGATAAAGCGAAAATAGAAGAAAAAGAAACAAAAAAAATTAAATCAAAGAAACTGGAAAGGTTAGTGGGAGAGAACGCAGAAATAACGATTAGAGAACTGTCCGGAAAACGTTATAACAGCCTGCAGGCAATGCTGTATGACAAGAATGGAAACAGGGATATGACAGCTGTTTATGATTTTAATCTGATGTGCTGCGTGTATGGAATTGTAGAACCAGACCTGAAAAATGAGAAACTCATGGAACACTTTGGAGCTTCGACACCGAAGGATTTGGCAGCGGCTTTATTTGGAGTGGAATCGGGGCCTATTGCAAGCAAAATTGTTGAACTTTCCGGACTTGGAGAAAATGCTGAGGAAGAAGTAAAAAACTCATAAAGGTAGACAGCGAAGCACGCGTGGCTTATGAGCTGTTCTGCCTAAAGAAATGGAAACCATCGGAATATTATGATATGGGCGCAGGTGAACGTTTGATCACTCGCGCCTTTTTAAAACAAGAATTACAGGACATAAAAGAGGAGATGAGAGACAAGGGCAGGTAAGACAGTTGCAGCAGTTGTAAAGCTGATTGACGATTTCAGCAATCCGTCGAGAGAAGTAGCGGCACAGGCACGCGACCTAGAAAAACGATTTAATAGTGTTGCGGGCGTATTTTCTCACGCAGGAGAAGCATTTACTGCTGCAGGAGAAACATTGACCAAGTCGGTCACTGCACCACTGGCAGCAGTCGGAACTGCGGCAATTAAATTTTCCTCTGATTCACAGGATGCTTTCCAACAGTTCGCGGCGGCAACAGGAACCGCATCGAATGAAATGGGAAAATATAAAGATATGATCAATGATGTTTACAAGGACAATTTCGGAGAATCTATCAATGATGTGGCAGAAGCCATGGCGACTGTTAATCAGAACATGTCTTACTTGGACGACTCAGCTCTTCAGAAATGTACGGAGTATGCTTACACTCTATCGGATACATTTGGAGTAGACGTGGCAGAAAGTACAAGGGCGGCTGATTCACTCATAAAGAACTACGGTGTATCGGCAAGAGAGGCATTTAACCTTATGACACAGGGAATGCAGTCGGGTCTTAATTTTTCGGATGAACTTTTTGATAATATTGACGAATACTCTGTACAGTTCAAGAAGCTGGGACTGGATGCAGAGGATATGTTCTCTGTGTTTGCAAACGGTGCACAGAATGGAGCTTTTAACTTGGACAAGATCGGAGATGCCGTAAAAGAATTCTCGATCAGGGCGATAGATGGATCAGACACAACAAAACAGGGATTCGAGGCCCTTGGAATGAATGCAGATGAAATGGCACAGAAGTTTGGGGCCGGAGGGAAAACTGCAAAAGAAGCATTCAATGAAGTAATAGAAGGACTTGCTTCTATGGACGATCCGGTAGCACAGAGTGCGGCCGGAGTAAACCTATTCGGAACCATGTGGGAAGATTTGGGACCTCAGGTTATAACATCCATGTCAACGGCGAGTGATGCTATAGATAAAAGCAGAGAATCTGTCGAAGGACTGGTAAATGTAAAATACGACACTTTATCAGGAGCTTTAGGAGGACTCTGGAGAACCATACAGGTGGATGTACTGCAACCAATTGGAAATCAATTAATTCCGTATGTTACGAAAGGAATCAGTGCTATACAGAAATTTACGGACAAATGGAATAAACTGGGGCCGACTACTCAGAAGACAGTCGTGAAATTTGCGGCAGTGGCAGCGTCAGTAGGACCTGTTTTAATGGGGTTTGGAAAAATTTCTACCGGAATAAGCACGATGATCTCGAACTTTGGAAAAATAGGCGGTGCAATCATGAGACTGACAGGTGCTTCAGGATTCTCGGGAATTGCAAAGATTATGACTGGCCCATTTGGAATTGCAGCAGCGGCAGTGGCAGCAGCAGCAATCCTGATTTATAAAAACTGGGACAGAATTGCACCGATCTTGCAGAAGATCGAACAAAGATTTGCGGATTTCTGGAAAACAGTACAGCCACAGTTGGAACCGTTTATTAATCTTGTAAAAGAAGTAGCGTCTTACTTGAAAGAGACGTTGGAACCTGTTTTCAAAATAGTGTGGAAAGCAGCAGGAGATTATGTTGTAAAATTCTTTGATGATGTAAGTGTCATAATCGATGGAGTGCTTGGAGTGTTCGAGGGAGTTATCACATTCCTGACAGGCGTGTTCCAGGGAAACTGGGAAAAAGCATGGAATGGAATCGTTCAGGCGGTAGGTAGCATTTTCGGAACACTGGAATCACTTGTAAAGACACCGCTTAATGCGGTAATCAACCTTGTGAATAAAGCAATTGGAGCGATTAATAAAATAAGTGTTGACCTACCCAGTGCTGTTGGCGGAGGGCATATCGGATTCAATATCCCAACGATTCCGACTTTGGCGAAAGGTACTGATTACTGGCAGGGCGGAATCGTGCAGATCAGCGAAAAGGGTGGAGAAATTGTTGACCTTCCAACTGGAAGTAGAGTATATCCACACGATGAATCTGTGAGGATAGCACGCCAGGATGGAAGGAAGAATTATTCTTTTGCAATTGCAAAACTGGCAGATAGCATCGTGGTGAGAGAAGAGGCGGATATCGACAAGATCGCCGAGGCGATTGTAAAGAGGATTGAACAGGCAATTGATAAATAAAGACAAATCAATACAACTTCCTATAAGACCGGCATCATTCAACGTGACCTTTGAAAATACACATCAGACTGTTAATGTGCAAACAAGAGGGGATGTAACAATACTTGGGAAAAAAGGACTTAAAACGTATACAATTGAGTCTTTTTTTCCGGCACAGGATTACCCTTTTGCAGACTATGCAAAAGACAATAATAACATCTTTTCAGTTCGGGGAAGACGACGGAACGGGCGATATAACATATTCAATCACTATGAAAGATTATCGTCCGCCAAAATACACGAAACCGTTGAAGGCAGTCCTGGAACCTGTAAAAACGGAGAAAAAGAAGCCAGAAAAGGAGAACAGCCGATCAGACAATAAACCAAAGAAAAAAAATCATACAGTAAAAGGAAATGACACCCTCAGGAGTATCGCAAAAAAATATTACGGTTCAGGATCCTATGCGAACAAAATCTACAATGCAAACAAGACTGTCATAGAAAAAGCCGCAAAAAAGCATGGACGTGTAAGCAGCGCACATAATGGTGTAAATGGCTGGTATATATATGACGGGACAAAGCTGGTGATACCATGAAAATAATGTGGAATGATGCGAAAATAACCGGTTATGTAACGAGTGTGACTTGGGCTGGGAGTGCTAAACAGGCAGCCAGAACAGTCGTGTTTAGTGTTGCATACAGCCCGAATGATAAGAATGTCAAGACTCTTGGCATAAAATTAGGAGACAAAATTGTATTCTACCCAGGATATCCGGATGATAAAAAAACGAAATTTGTCGGAATTATTACCCAAAGAGAAAGAAAATCTGAAATGGGTGAGCTACAGTATACAGCAACTGACGGCATGATGCATCTCTTACGATCTAGCGGTACATACCGTTTTGCAAACAAAACCCCTGAAAAAATCGCACAGATGGTCTGCAGAGACGTAAAAGTAAAGACCGGATCCATTGCAAAAACTAAGATGCCTATTGCGAAAATATTCTTTCAGGAACGCCCGTATTATGAAATTATCATGGCTGCATACACAAAAGCATACCGAAAAAACAAGAAAAAATACATTGCGCAAATGAACGGAGATAAGCTGGAGGTCATACAAAAAGGGAAAGTTATCCCCAATTTCCACATACGGCAGGGGGAAAGAATTACAGAGTCCTCATATACAGAAGATTTAGACAGCATGGTAAATCGTGTATATATCTATGACTCAAACAATAATAAAATTGGAAGCGTGAGTAATTCAAACTGGATAAAGAAATACGGCACATTTCAAAACGCGATATCCGTAGATAGCGGAAACGGAAAAACGGAAGCTAAGGCAGAGCTGCAAGGCATAAATAAAACCGCAAATTTAACTATGATTGGGGACTGTAGATGCGTTTCTGGATTAGGTGTGATTATAGAGGATTCCAGGACCGGACTGAAGGGAAAATTTTGGATAGAAAATGACAGCCATGAATGGAACGGTGGAGTTTATACGACAACTTTGGAACTTGCGTTCAAAAACGTGATGGATATTCAGGAGGAAGACGAGGAACAGATTGCAAATTCTGCAGGCGGCAGCAGTACAACGACCAGCAATGCACTGGATGATGTACTGAATCAGGCACGAGCATGGATCGGAATATCAGGAAGCACGAATGAAGCCACACAATACTACGGGTACAATGGAGTTGCATGGTGCTGCATCTTTCAATGGTCAATCTTCAATAAATCTGGACATGGAGACCTGTTTATGGGTGGGGGAAAGACTGCAAGCTGTTCTGAGGTGACACAATGGTACCAGGCAAGAGGAAAATTTGGAACAACGCCAAAAACTGGCGCACTGGTAGTGTACGGGCCGGGTGGAGGAAGCCATATAGGCTTGGTGGAAAGTGTTTCCGGATCGGGAATCAACGATTATGTGTCCATTGAGGGAAATACAAGCGGTGCAACAGGCGGACTTGCAGCGCGAAAGCAGTATGGAAACCGAAGAAGTGACGTATACGGATTTTGTTACATTGACTATCCTGTTACAACAATATCAGTTGGAAGCGGTGCGACTATATCTGGTGCGTCCAAACCGGTACCAACGGGACTGCAACAATCCGGCATATGTCCATGGGATTATACGATTTATCCATATTGGTATAGCCGATGGAATGGTGATTCTATGCAAAGAAGGGTTGCAGATATATGGAATGCGAAAGGACGAGCAAGCGATCATGGCATAGCGACTATAGATGGTTATTATCTTGTTGCTGTGGGATCATACTTTGGCTCTTGTGGCGACCTTATAAGTTTCACACTGGAAGGTGGGATAAAACTGAATTGCCTTGTTGCAGATGAAAAGAATGCAGGAGACAGCAGCGGCAGTGTTTATGGACATTGGCAGGACTACCCTGCTTCTGGATGGTCAATCATAGAATGGGAGAGCATGGGCGGAAGCGATTACTCAAACTCGGGAGCACTATTAAATGTAAGTCAGTGGCAGGGAAAGAAAGTAACCGCAGCTATTAATGGAGGAAGATATCAAGGCCTATAAATACGTACGAACGGTTCGTAGAGCAAATGAGAAAAGCTGGAAAATTCCATAACGCTCCGGCACCTCAACTTGGAGTCATGATGGAGTCGGGAAAGGTAAGAATAGACACAATGACATTGAAAAAAGAAGATTATCTAATAAATTGCAATTTGCGCTTGGACCCGAACAAAAAAATATTCCTGCATACTTCAAAACCTGAATCGGCAGAATATATGACAGACTCCGACCATAATGTCACTATGGAAGAATATAGAAAAAACATCTTAAAAGAAGGAGATATCGTTCTTCTCTTGAAACTGCATAAACATGAGAAATACATTTTGATTGCAAAGGTGGTGGAAGCAGAATGATGTTTCCGTTTGAAGAAACTGAAGAAGAAACTCAGGAAGAAAATTTATATATTCCCAGGGAATATGGAATTGATTTTGAGACAGGACAACTTTCCGGAAAGATGGTCGAAGGATACGATGCGCTTCTTGTGTGGGCGTGGTTGGCGTTAAGAACACCACGCTATCGGTATTATATCTATTCAGAAGATTATGGACAGGAATATGAGAATCTTGTAGGAAAGAGTTATTCTGAAGAACTGACAGATTCCGAACTGGAGAGGATGACGGAAGAATGTCTGACAGAAAATCCGTATATAACCGGAATTGAGAATTTCTCATGCGTAAAACAGGAAGAAAAGATCACGCTGACGTTCAGACTTATAACAGAACTCGGAGACGGGGAGGTGAACACAGATGTTTGAAGAAATGACTTATGAAACAATAATGCGCTCAATGATGGAAGATATGCCGGATGATATCGACACATCGGAAGGCAGCCTGATATTTAATGCATGTGCAAAACAGGCAGTAAGACTTGAGGAAGCTTATTTGATACTTTCAGGAATTGAGAAAAACATGTATGCGGACACTGCGGATCTGGAACACCTTATCAGGAATGGAAATGACAGGGGATGCTACATCAATCAAGCGACATATTCAGAGATTACTGCTCAATTTAATTGCGAGGTGCCATTAGGGTCGAGATGGAATCTTGATGAATATAACTACACTGTTTTTAACGTGATAAATGATACGGAACATATATACAGACTTGGATGCGACGAACCAGGAGCAGAACCAAACCATATTACAGGAGAACTTGACCCTATTGAATACGTAGAGAATTTTGAGTGGGGTAGAAGTATCAAGTGTATTCTGGAAGGCACTGATCAGGAAGAAACAGAAAGTTATCGCGCAAGACTGTTGGCGACTTATAATTACCGAGGGTTCGCCGGAAACCGAGAATATTATAAAAGCCGCGTTAAAGAGCTGAGAGGTGTCTATGGATGCAAGCTAGAACGGGTTAAAACGCCATCTGATAGAATTGCGATAACCATTATTGGACAAGATTATAGAACACCACCACAAGATGTTATTACTGCAACACAGACGGCAGTGGACCCGATTGTAAACAGTGGAGAAGGAGAAGGATTTGCGCCAATCGGACACAGGGTGTCCATTACTGGAGTAAAAGAAACAACCGTAAATATCACAACAACTATAACATGCGAATCCGGATACACTACAGAAGCTTTGACGAGCTATATTAATCAGGCTGTTGATGAATATCTGCTTAGTCTTCGAAAAGAATGGGAAGAAAACGACACGATTATTGTACGTATTTTGCAGATAGAAGCTGCGATTGTAAAAATTAAAGGAATAGTAGATGTCACAGGAACACTGATCAATGGGGCAGATGACAATCTGCAGATAACAGATAAATCAGTCCCGGTAAAAGGGGAGATTACATGCACATAAAAGTGGCGAAATTCTTGAAAGACATTTGGAAGAAATAGATCAGGATATCACAATTAAGACATCTGCAGAGTCAGGCATACAGCACAGAGAAAAGATCCTTGGAATCCAGCCTCTTGATACGGCGAGCCTGGAAGACCGGAGACTGGAAGTCCTTTTGAGGTGGTGGTCAAGCCCTGTATACACAGAAACAACACTGCGCCAGAAACTGGACGCAGTACTCGGAAGAGAAAATTATATACTAAAGATAGATCTGGACAGAAAACTGCTGTCATGCCAAATCGAAGTGACAAGAAAATATATGTCCAACAGCGTCAAGAACCTGTTTGAACAGATGGTACCACTTGACTATTTGCTAGAAATAATTCTTAGATACAATCAATACAAAAAATATAAACCTTATACATATAAGCAACTAAAAGATAAGACATATTACCAGCTGCGGAATGAGGAGGTAACATTTGCAGAAAACAACTAATTATGGATTCCCAAAACCGGAGGATGATGATTTCTTCAACGTGAAAGATTTCGCAGACATGATGGACAAGGTCGATGAAACTCTTGCAAAAGTAGAAAATGCTGGAGGAATTTATGTCGGAGGGACAAACCTTTCGACGGAAGCTACGATTAACGATGAAGAAGCAGAATACCCTGTTCTGAGCAAAAATGCAAGCTCTATATCAGAAATAACGTTGTTCTCAAAAAGTCTTGCACTGAAAATAGGAACATATTCAGTTATGATTCGTATGAAGGTTTCAGATATATCGAAAACCGATTCTGTTATATCTGTAAAAATCAGAAAAGGATCATATACCGGAGAGATCATTAAAGAAATCCGCATTTCACCAAACATGTTTGATGCAAACAATAAATATAAGATTTTGGGAACTATTGTAGATTTCGGAGAAGTAAAAAAAGGTACGAAAATGTACATTGAAGCGTCGATCATGAAGACGACAATAATGGAAACAGTAACAATTGACTATATGCTCGTGAACCCGGCTTACACGTCAGTATCAGCAGTATAGGAGAAGAATAAGGATCATAACAGCTGAATCTTTGAAACGAATCAAAGAAAAAGTAAAAAAAGTAATGATGAGCAGAACAGCAGAACAAATGGGAGGATCGCTGAAGAAATATGCAACACAGGAGTATGATTTTAGTATTGTGCCGCAGAATGGAAAGCAGGTTTTAGATGAGCACATTCAAAAGATCATTGATCCGCTTCTGGAAATCAATGATTTCCTGCCGGATAACAGCCTAAAAAAAGAAAGAACTGCTCTTGAAATGACTTTAGAAAAGGCGGAAAACTTTGCAGATGAGATGTTAAACATACAAAAAGACGCAAAGGTATCGGGGTGCAGAGGGAATTGTACAGGTCTATGCGAACTGGCCTGCGCGTCCACCTGCACAGGGTGCACTTCGTGCTCTGGAAACTGCAGCACTACATGTGGAAAACAGTGCTCTGATGGCTGTTCAGGCGGCTGTGGCGGTTGCACAGGTGGTTGCTCGAGCGGTTGTACACATACATGCGGTGCAGGATGCACTACATCAATAAAAGCTTAAAAGGAGGAATGCGAAAGGGCTTGTACATCTAGTTGCGGAACTCAGTGCGCGACAAGTTGTCAAAATACGACGAAAGGAAATTGCGGAAGCTCATGCGGAACCGCATGTTCGACTAGCTGCAAAACTGGATGCAGTGGGAATTGCGACAGGCAATGCAATAGAGCATGTGAGGATGAATGTACGGGTTGTCAGGCAGAATGCAGAGACGATTGCACAGCTGGCTGCAAAACGGATTGCTTCCAGACCTGCACGACAAATTGTGCGCAGACTTGCGCAGACTGTACAAACGAATGTGGAGGCACTTGCTTTGCAACATGTGCAGATGACTGTTTAGGTAGCTGCAAAAATGGTTGCACTGGATGCGGCTACAGCTGTTCATACGATTGTTCGGGATGCTCCGGAACATGTTCGGGGTACTGTACTGGATGCGACAACAGATGCACAGCATCATGTTCGACATCATGCACCGGATGCTCTGGTTGCAGTTCGTGCGGAAGTTCATGCGGATCCGAATGCACATCTTCATGCATGGGAGGATGCGCAGAATCGTGCTCAAATAGCTGTTCTACGATTTGCGGAGGATGCAGTACTTCATGCTCGTCAAATTGTTCTACTAATTGCGGAAATACATGCAAAGATACATGCTATGGGCAAGTTTCATCTGCAGTAAAATGACCGACTTGGTCATTTTTGAAAAACAGGAGGAAGAAAAATGAAGTTAGTTTTAAAAAATAAACAGGAAATAGAAATAGCAGGAATGAACAATTCATTCTCGTTTGAAAAATTTAAAGATGGAAAAGGAAATGAATTAAATTACAACAGCCTTATCACCATGTACGTGGGAGAAAATGAAACTTTTGAATCAGTCAAGAAAAAATTATCAGACGGAAACGATTCGGAATTCACATTAAGCGTTGGAAAAACAAAAAGGGACTTCCCAGGATGGAAAGTAGATGTGATCACAGAGGATCTGTCAGACAGGGGAAGCGTGATTACAATAAAACTTGGAGCAATTTAAAGGAAGGGGAAAACTATGAGAAAGATAATTGTAGAAATCGAAAGAGAAAAAGCAGAATACATTGAAAGATTGAACTTTGAGCTGGGTTTTGCAAAAGATATTATCCAGAGAATCATTGAATCACATCCGAACGATCCGGATGCGATCAATTCCGAAGCATTTAAAGCATATCAAAAAAAAGGAGCAGAACTGGAAGCAGAGTACAAGCTGGCAGTGCAGGAACTTGAAAAGTTGTATATACCGGAAACAATAAAGAAACATAAATACAGTTGGCTACTTCCGAACAATTCGACGAAACTTGAGATCAACATAATGTGCAATTGTGAAATCGAAGGTATTGAAAATGAAAAGAACTGAGCAGTACACAGAACAATTAAGCCGATTATATCCGGAACTTCATCAGGCAAATGAAAAAGAAAAAATTTTAACACAAACAGTCACCTTCCAGGTGACGGATGACTGCAATCTGGCGTGCACATACTGCTACCAGATCAAAAAAGGAAAACGCAAAATGAGCCTTGAAACGGCTGAGAAAATGATAGATCTGTTGCTAACCGGAGAAAAAGGGATGAAAGAATATATCAATCCTCGCAAATCCCCAGGATTGATTATTGACTTCATTGGCGGTGAGCCATTGTTAGAAGCGAAATTAATAGATCAGATATGCTCATATGCAATTGACAGAATGATAGAACTTAATCACCCTTGGCTTGATAAAACAATGTTCTCTATATGCTCAAACGGAACACTATATCATGATCCAGAAGTCGGGAAAGTGCTTGATAAATGGAAGAACAGATTGTCTTTCTCAGTAACAGTTGACGGGAATCAAGAATTACATGATTCCTGCCGCATATTCCCGGATGGAAGCCCATCATATGACTTGGCGGTATCCGCGGCGAAAGATTGGATGAACAAAGGGAATTACATGGGTTCAAAGATCACTATCGCGCCGGCCAATGTCATGCATACATACGATGCGATTGTCCATATGTTTGAACTGGGATATTACGAAATAAATGCGAACTGCGTATACGAGGATGGATGGAAACCAATTCACGCCACCGTACTATATAACGAAATGAAGCGTCTCGCGGATTACATTCTGGAAAATAATATGGATTTCGAAAATGATTATTATTGTTCACTGTTTGAAGAGGAGTTCTTCCATCCGAAACAGGAGGATGATCTGGAGAACTGGTGTGGAGGAAACGGAGTGATGTTGGCCGTAGATCCGGCAGGCATTATATATCCGTGTTTGCGCTACATGGAAAGCTCCCTAGGGAATCAACAGGAACCTTATTCAATCGGAGACGTAGATCATGGAATCTGCCAGACGGAATGCGACAGATGCCGCGTAGAGCGTTTGAAAAAAATTGACAGGCGAACACAGAGCACAGACGAGTGCTTTAACTGTCCTATCGCAGAGGGCTGCAGCTGGTGCACTGCATACAATTACCAGATTTTCGGTACACCGGACGCCAGGGCAACATATATATGCATTATGCACAAAGCAAGAGCACTGGCAAACGCTTACTTCTGGAACAGATATTACAGAAAAAATAAAATCAATAAAAGAATGAAACTATACATCCCGAAAGAATGGGCATTGGATATTATCACGGAAAAAGAATGGAATTTGTTAAAGAGGGAGGCAGAAGAGGAATAATATAATCACTGCTGTTTTTTCAGAAACAGAAACAAATATTCGGGCCGAAACAGCGTGGCAGTATGATTACGGACAGATTCTTCGGATTCAGGGCTTAAATCTTCCAAGGGCAGTAGAAATGCATTTCTCGCTGGAAGAAACAGGTGGAACATCTGTAACAAGAATAGGAACAACGAAAGATTCTGTAACAGATGTGCCTATTCCGGATTCTATGCTGGAAAACGAAGAAACTGATCAAAATTACAAAATATACGCATTTATATACCTAAGTGAAAACACAGCTGGAAACACAGAACATAAAATAACCATACCGGTTAAAGCAAGACCAAAACCTGAGGTTCCTGGAACACCAGAAGAACCGGAGCTCTTCCGGAAAGCAGTCGAAGCCGTGAGTGAAGCAGCTGGAAGAGCAGAAAGAGCCCAGGAGCAGGCTGAAGCATGGACGCATGGACATGAGAAACATCCAGAATGTGATACAGATAATGCAAAATATTACGCTGAACAGGCAAAGAAAGAGACAACATCTATTTCGGGCAGAGTGGAAAATGGAAAGAAAGACATTGATAGTTATATCCGCCAGAAAAAAGCTGATCTGAAAGGAGAAACAGGAAATGTCTTTTTTGCTGCATTTAGAGTTGTGACAGGCAAATTAAAACTGTATTCAGATCCAGCAGTTGATAAGGTTCGGTTCCGAAGAACCGGATCACGTCTGAAGTACAGACTGAAAATGTGACAGGAGGATAAAATGAATACAGAAAATAACTACATAGAAACCGATTTGGGGAATGTTACCTTAAATCCGAGAGGAGAATATGATTCTTCAGCTGCCTACGAATATCTTGATGCAGTTTCATATCAGGGCGGCTCATACTTCTGCCTGGCAGAGCTGGAGACAACAATCACAGGAATCGCTCCTGATCCGGGTCATAATTCAGAGCATTGGCAGATGATAGCCCTTCCAGGAGATATGACACCGGAATATATTGCAGCCTATGATGATGTGATTAATAAAGCCAAACAGGTTGAGACATCCAGAGCAGCAGTAGAGCTGTCACAGCAGGAAATAGAATCAGCTCACACGGATATGCAGCAGTTACATTCCAACACTGTGCAAGCAGCGCAGGAAGCTGAGAATAGCAGAGACAGTGCTGCAGGCTACGCCCAGAGCGCGGAGCAGTCCAGAAAGGCAGCATCAGAGTCTGAACAGAATATCAATGCACAGATCACCGGATTTGATGAAAAAGTGACCGAATCGGTCACTTTGGCTCAGGCAGAAATTGATAAGACAAGGAAACAGGCGATACAGACTATAATCAGTCAGCAGGAGATATCCGTAAAGAATGTAAAGAGTTAGACAGAAGATTATATTGCACTGAAAGAATCAGAAGCACAGCAAGGAATTACAGAACATACCAATCAGGAGATTGGAAGATTTGATGTAAATATAAAGACAGCGAAAGATAATCTGAACAAGACAATTGCGGATGCAACTGCAAAGGATGCGACACTCAAAAAAACGATTTCGGACGCGGCAAATTTAAGCACAGAAATTGGAGAATCCTTAGAAGCTGTCAAAACTGCCACGACTACAGCTGAAACCGCGGCAACAAATGCAAATACCGCCGCAAAAGCTGCTAAAGACCAGGCGGCTGCCGCCAAGTCCGCAACAGATGCACTGATTGCTCAGACACAACATATAACTTTGGCAATAAATAGTGAAGACGGCGGACTTGATATCGTCTATACAGAATGATGAGGAAAATATGAAAGCTGCAGAAGTAAATATCATTTTCACGTCTGATGGACCAATCAGACCATATCAACCCAAATATGAGTCAACACGCATATGGGTTAAAAAAGACGGGCATTTATATGTATATATTCCTAAGTCATTACAAAACTATATGCACCTGGAACTTGACGATAACGGAAGATTGATTTGTATAAGTAGAGACAAGGCAAGCTTCAGGATGAAAAATGGAAGGCTGGAGGTGATGACGTGATTTGGGAAGACTTAGGTGCAGTAACAAAAGAAGCACAAATATTAACAGAAACTATTAAAAAGCAGACAAACCATATAAGTTTTTCCATAAACAGTGAGGATGGAGGACTTGATATTGTCTATACAGAATAACTAGAGATTATAAATAAAGGAGGAACAGAAATGGCAACAGGAGACCAGACACTCATTAATTTTCCACGCGAAAGCACTATGAAAGAAATTTCACAGGCATTGCAGACAATGGCATTTACACAGGCGGCAAACCTGGAAAACATATCAACGTGGGACCAGATCAGCGGACTTTCCAGAAATGGGTACGCTCAGAAAATTTTTGATTTCGGAGACCAGATTCTTGAGAAATGGACAGATACTGCCGCCGGCCAGGAATATGATTTCCCGTGGCAGGTTACACATTTTGAAAATGTAGAACTGGAGGACGGAGAAGTCATTCCAGGAACATTCCTGGAAGCACATTACACAACCCCATTTGGATTACAGTTTAGCAACCGTGCATTCTTGCGCTGTCCGGATGGACTGGCAGCAGGAACTTATCACCTCAAATTAGAAAAGGATTGGGGAAATAATGCAAAAGCAGACACATACTGGCAGTTTACGTTGACCAAGGCCGTACCTGCAGGCGGATCAGTATATGGATTCACACAGATGCCGGACGTTGCGCCGAGCAACTGGAAAGCAACCTCTTATGCTGCAGACGGGATTACCACAATTGAAACCGTGGCAGTTACATCCGGATCAGACGGAATAGATCTGGGAACCATGCAGCACACAACCAGAAACGGAAATCTTAACAGTATGCAGGAATCAGCATACGGATGGAATCGCTGGAAATACTCAGCGGCCCGTCAGTGGCTCAATTCAACACAACCAAAGGGCAAATGGTGGACAAAACAGGATGACTGGGATATTGCGCCGAGTCAGTTAGCCACAAAAGACGGTTTCCTCTGCGGAATGCCTGCGGATATGCTGGCAGCATTAAAGACGGTCAAAGTAACTACACTTGCGAACACGGTCAATGATGGCGGCGTGACAGATATCACATACGACAGAGTATTCCTTGCATCCATGTCTCAGATGAATGTCAACATGAGCAAAGAGGAGGGAACAGTTCACGAATACTGGCAGCGGAGAACAAATTCCAAAACACCAATTGAACCATGGAAAACCTATCCGATTATGATTAGATATTCAGCTGCGAACCACACGTCACCTCAGTATGTGTTTTCTCGTTCGGCTAACCGCGGCAACGCTAACGCCGTCATGACTGTGAGCACATCCGGCAGCGTAAACTCCACGAGCGCATGGTACTCGTGTGTGTATGCCCCGCTTGTCGTCGTATAATCAGCAATCAAATAATCCCTGCACCCACGGATGCAGGGATAGAAAGGAAAAGAAATGGCAGTTAAAGCAGGTGAGAGAAATGTACCGGACACACCGCAGAATAGACAGTTAAATGCAGTATGGTACGCAAGAGAGCTGGCGGTCTACACGATTCAGATTTGCAAGAATAAAAAGGTATTTCTTCCGGAATATCAATCCGCGCTCACGGACGATATCATCCGGACCGCGAAAGACATTTATATAAATGCCTGGACCGCAAACAACATCCGGGTAACAGAAAAGAATAAGAAAGAGCTATGGGCCTGGAGAAGTAAACTGCAGCGCCAGGCGATTCTGGATTGCAACAACTTACTTGCACTGATCGGACTTGCACACCCTCTCTTTCACCTGAAAGGCAAAAGGATAGAATACTGGTCAGAACAGACGCTCAAAGTTAGGAACTACATCAAGAAATGGCGAGAGTCTGATGTAGACCGGTACTCATAAAAAATATGGGACGTAGGCTATCACCTCAGAATGTGTTTTCTCGTTCGGCTAACCGCGGCAACGCTAACAACGTCATGAATGTGAACACATCCGGCAACGTCAACAACACGAACGCATGGAACTCGAATGTGTATGCCCCGATTGTCTTCCTAAAAGCATTATGGTTATTGCATAGCAATGATCGCCTTGAAGATATAGACAAGGAGCCGAAATCCCTGGCATAAGCCTAAACAATACCGCGGATAATCGAAAGAGACAGTGCGTGACTTACATAAGCCTGCCAGCACTGAGAAACTGCGGAAGCACAAAAGATGAAAGACCATATAACAAGCTATGATAGTTTATACGAATCAATGCTGAAATGTAAGAATGGAGTAACATGGAAACCATCAGTTAAGTCGTTTTTGTTAAATGGAGAAGAAAATATACTCCGGATGAAACACCAGCATCAGGACGGGACATGGAAGAATGGGAAACCTAAAACGGTATTGATAACATATCCGAAACGCCGGGAAGCTCTCAGTATCCCATTTAAGGACCGGGTATATCAAAGGAGTATTAATGATAATTCTCTTTATCCTCAAATGACAAAGGGGTTCACTTATTCAAATTGCGCCTGCCAGACAGGAAAGGGAACAGACTTTGCAAGAACACTGGTTAAAAAATATCTATGGAATTATTACTGCAGATACGGCACAAAAGGATGGATAGTTCAGGTTGACATACATGGATACTACCTAAATATGCGGCATAGTGATGTGGAAAGGCAAATAAGGAATCTGACGGATAAGGATACAACAGAAATGTCGTGTGGAGTTTTACGAGACCAGTACGCAGGAGAAACCGGATACAATCCAGGATCTCAAATGGTACAGATTGCCGGTATTTCACTTCTGAATCCATTAGATCATTACATCAAAGAACAGTTGCATGTAAAATACAATATCAGATACATGGATGATTTCTGGATTCTTGTTAAAACAAGAAAACAGGCTGAGAGAGTTTTTAGTGAGATAATGAAGCAGTTACAGATATACGGGCTGGAAGCAAATGAAAAGAAATCACACATAACACCGCTTGAAAAAGGATTTACATTTTTGGGATTCGACTATCGGCTGACAGAAACAGGAAGGATAATCATGACGCTTAACTCAGATAGTGTAAAGCATGAAAGAAAAACTCTTGTGAGGATGGTTCATAAATCACAGAGAGGAGAACTGGAACCGGAAAAAGTAGATGAACATCACAATTCCTGGGAAAATAATGCTGATAAAGGAAATTCGTATAAAGTAAAACAAAGGACTCAGAAATATTTAAAACAGTTAAGAAAGGGTGAAGAACATGGAAGTAAGAAAAATGACTCAGACACCTGCGGAAGCGGCAGAGGACGAGAACCTCAGAGCAACCGTAGAAAAGCAGAAAAAAATCATTGAAAACCAGAACGTAACAATTCAGTATCTGGCAGCAATGACAGACGTTTATATTCCAGAAGAAACAGAGGAGGAAGAAGAAGATGTACAGAATTTTATTGAAAATGAAGAAAATGTATAACCACGAAAATTGGCTGAAAATGGTAGAACAGGCAAAGGAACGTGGAAAACTTACAGATAAAGAATATCAGGAACTCATTTCTTTACCAGAGGAGAATAAATGACAAAATTACAGATCATAAGCAAACTCTGGTCCATCATCTTCGACTTGATTCTGATCATAAAAGGCGAGAGTGATAAAAGTCTTGAAGATATTGAAAAGGATATAGATATCGCAGAATACAACTGCCGCCGATATGCAGATACCGAAGATGATGAACTGCCAGAGAATATAAGAGCAGAGCCACTGAAAGACATATTACCGTTTTAAAATTGCGCCGGCGCAAATCGGAGAAAGAGTGATATAATTAACTAAAGAATGTTTTTAGTTAATTTAATTAGGTAACAAAAATTCTAATCCAAAAAATAATTGACACATATAGCTCGCTGTGTTATATGTTGTAACATATGAAACGGAGGTGTTACAAATGGCAAAAGTAAAAGATACAGGATATAGAATGATTATAGAAAATCATGGTGGAAGATGGATGTTTGTCAATGACGATATTTATAGTTTTATGAAATGTTCAAATTGTAAAGAGCAGATTTTAATTAAAGATGCTGAAGGATATTGCCCTAATTGCGGAGTAAAATTAGAGGGTGTGGGAGATTAATAAAGAAGCGATTGAAAGAATCATTCGATTGATAGGGGAACGTGCCGAACTGGATAGATCATTGACACCACATCTATTTCGACATACCCTTGCTACACATCTTCTGCAGAGAGGTAAAAAGATTTTGGGGCATGTCAATATAAATACAACAACAATATACGCCAAAGTAGCGGATGAGGATGTGAAAGCATCACACATGAAATATGCGATTTAAAAAGCAGAGAGGGCAGAAATGTCCTCTTTTTGTTTAGGAGAAATTTATGAGAAGAATCAGAGCGGAGCCTAAAAAGCTCTTTTTATTTTGCATAATATAAATGTGAGGAAAGGAAAAATGGAAAACGAACTGATTTCAAGGGCGGAGCATGAGGAGTTTCGCAAAAGAATTGAGGCAGAAGACAACCGACAGAACAGACGGATTGAAATTCTGGAAAACAGTGTTCAGCAGCTCCAGGAATTAGTTGCATCTGTACAGACGCTTGCAAACAACATGGAGAACATGGTGAAAGAGCAGGGACAGCAGAGCGCAAGACTGGAAGCTCTTGAGTCAAGAGACGGGGAAAAGTGGCGGACAGTAACAAGTCACTTATTAACAGCTATATTAGGTATTGCAGTTGGAATTATTGCAAAACAGTTTGGATTATAAGGAGGAGCAAAATGTTTAAAAATTGTGTATTTAAGCCAAGCGTAGACACAGTGAAATGGTGGAAGAAAGCAGGAATCAGAGCCGTAAAAACAATGGCGCAGACTGCAGTGGGTGTGATCGGAGCCGGAAGCGTGATCTCTGCAGTGGACTGGAAGATGGTTGTATCGTCTGCAGTAGTGGCAGGAGTTGTAAGCCTGCTCACAAGCGTCGCAGGAATCCCGGAAGTAGAGGCAGACGAAAACCTGTTTTCTGACGGAACAAAATAATTTTGCACAGCCCGGTATAATGCCGGGCTTTTTTCTGGAGGTAAATATGGAAATCAAAGGAATTGACGTTTCGTCGTGGAATGACGTGATTGACTGGCAGAAAGTAGCAAATTATGGGATGGGTTTTGCCATCCTTAGAATTACAGAAAAAGGTAACAAAACGGACAGTACTTTTGAAAAAAATTATGCAGGCTGTATAACTCATAACATTCCTGTGGGTGTATATAAATACAGTTACGCTACAAATATTTCTGAAATCAAATATGAAGCGGAAACAGTGATAAATGTATTGAAACAGAGAAAACTGGATTATCCAATTTTTTTAGATATTGAAGATAAATGCCAGGAAAATTTATCGCAGAATCTGATGATGCAGATGATTAACACTTTTCATGATATTGTTATCAGAGCCGGGTACAAGTTTGGCATTTATTGTGGCTATTACTGGTACAAAATGAAATTGCCGGAAGATGCAAAGAAATATGACTGTTGGCTGGCAGCATATCCGTCACAGGATGATGGAACCATGCAGGAAAGATTGAAACCATCTGCCGGAATTGGCTGGCAATATTCAAGCAAAGCAAAGATTCCAGGTATTACCGGAAGCGTAGACCGGAATATTTTTTATAAAGACTATACCACTGATATAAAAAATGAGAGTGAGGTGGAAGGGGCAGTGAAGAAAACAAAAGCACAGATCATTCAGAATATCATCAATGATGCAATTGAATTTGCGGTAAACATTGCGAATGATAATGAACATGGTTATAGTCAGAGAATCAGAAGTCTGTATGAGATTGATGATCCTAAATCATTTGACTGCTCAAGTCTGGCGTGTACAGCATATTACTATGCGTTCCTGAAAAATGGACTGACCACGCAGGCAAGATACCTGAAAGAACATTGTAGTTATACGGGTAATATGCTGAATATGTGTAACTGCGGTTTCGAGATTGTAGCAAGAAACCAGACTGCACACAGTCAGATGCAGAAAGGTGATCTTGAACTGAATACAACTTATCATGTTGCTGTGGCTATTGATAAGGACAACATTGTACATGCCAGATCATCTGAGGGGACAACCGACACAAAAGACAACAGTGGTAATGAGATCAGAACTCAGCCGTGGTATCTGTATAGTCACGGATGGACTCACCGTTTGAGATTTACGGGTAATGGTATTGACTTTACTGCATTAACTACTGATACCGACAAACCAGCAGTTAAACCGACAACACCTACAGGGGGTAAATATATGTTTGAACCAAAAACTGTAAAAGCAGGAGATAAAAACACATCTGTGCTCCTCTTACAGGAAATCTTAAGAGCCAGAGGCTTTAAAGGCAAAAATGGCAAAGCCTTGAAACTTACATGGACAGCAGATGTGAACACGATTTACGCGCTGAAAGCTTATCAGGAATCCAGAAAAGAAGTTTTGAAAGTGGACGGAATATGCGGACCTGCCACATGGAAAGACCTGATTGCAATCTAAAGAAATAAAAAGGAACTCTATGTTACAGAGTTCCTTTTAATATTACTTATTTGAATCTTCTAAGACAGCTCGCTCTAACAGCTGTCTCACATAATCCGGACATTTGCTTTTTCCGGATTCCCAGTTCTCAAGTGTACGGAGCGGTATGTTGTACCTCCTTGAGAATTCTGCTCGGGATATCTTTAAGTGTTCACGCATTTCCGTGGTGGACATATTTTCTTTTTGTTTCAGATCATCTTCCATAGATCCTTTTGTTTTGTAAGACATGAATCCTACAGCGGATGGGAAAATGCGGGTGTAAGTGGTTTTGTTTTCGTCAACCCATTTAATGCTCACATATACTTTTGCACATAAATATGGCCATTCCGGACTTAATATAGTACCGTCCGCATATACACAAACATCGCATTCTTCAGCGATAGAATTATCATATATGATACGATCGACTTCTTCTTTAAAGAATTTCGCACGGCAATAGGCCACGATGTCGTCTAACTGGTATCCGTCGCATTCAGGTATAAAACTTTTGATCTGTTTTCGCTTGATCTCCCATAGATTCGTGCTATAATCTTTATCCATTTTAACGAGGCTGTCGACAAACCCACCGACAGGAGAGGGATTTAAGATTTTGTAAGCTACATCAAGTTCGGCTTCAGATTTTCCGCAGCCTTTCTTGAAATCATGCATTAATTCATCCATCATGGATTCAAATTCAGATTGATTATATTTATACATACATTTCGTCCCCCTTTCTATCAATGTTCTTTGACATATTTATGTATACGCTCATATAAATTCATTTCATTTCGGTTCGCCATTAATTCACTTAAATCGTTTGAATCATAATTTGTAGAATATACGGCATAACTGCGATTTTCGATAAACCATGAAGCTTCTTTGATGTTGCTAAGAAACTCCATATCTTTAGCTCTTTTTTCTGCGCGAGCAGGTCTGTCTTCAGCTTCGTATTTTCTAACGAGAGCAGATAAATATGAAATCATGTTTTTTCTTATATCTTCAGCCCATGCAATCTGCTTTGGACTTCCGACGAGTTCAACTAATTTTTGTTCCATTGTTTTCGCCTCCTCCCATGCTTTCTTAAGGCCGGAGGAAATTGTCATTGCAGATTTCTTAACCAGTTCCGATTTCTTAACCAGTTCCCATGCTCTTTTCATGATTTTTGATAAGTTGTATTTCTTCATTTCTGTTTCCTCCGTTCCTTTGATGATTATATAATACCACCAATTTGGTGGTATGTCAAGAAGAAATGCAAATAAATTAATGTTAGTGGATAAGAAAATCGGTTTCAATATTTGCATAATATGCCATAAGTTTATGCAGAACAAACTCTGGCGCTATTTTTTGTTGCTCGCATTTCTTTGCAAAATCATCGGTCAATTTAAGACGAATATATCTTGATTCTACGTTATTGTTATTCTCAGAAATCAATTTCTCTGATCTTAATAATTGCAAGAAATCTCTCCCCTGCGAAGTTATCCTGTACTTTTTTGAACTTCTCTCAATAAATCCCAACCCGAGCAAATACTGAGTGCGACATGATAAGTCGCTGCTCGCCTTAAAGGACATGCCGTATCTCTGGTTTGCTGCTTGTTTTAGCGCCGATCCAGTCTTTACTTCTACTTCCAACTCCTGCAAGATCTCTCCGAAGTAGAGTGTACTGATATGTATTTGCCTGCCTAATATAATTTCGGAATGTGTATTTAGCAGATCAACACCTATATCTGCAAGCTTATAAATATTGAAATCTACCTCGTGTAATAATCTCCATTTACACAGCGTAGTCAAAGTCATTCTGGTAGTGTTTTCAGTTTCTATGTTATAATTTGACTTTAAAAATAATAAAAATTGAGAAAAAGATTTTTCTCCGTCCTTGAAAAATCCTAACATCTCACGAGTACTTGACATCAAACGGCTTTTGTCTGGAATATATCCTGTGCTGCTTCCTCTACTCATTCGCCTCTCCTTTTCCCAACGTTGCTATTAAGAGGTTCGTAGCAAAACCTTCTATTGCGTCAATATAATCCGCATCTTCATCCTCCCATTCACAGTTGGGATATCTTTCCCGGAATCTATCAACTATGTTTAGTACAGTTTTATACGTTGCTTGATCGGCTCCGTATTGGTCATCTAAATCTTTAGACCATGGATGTATTTTACCTTCTCGCAGAAGCGTGTTATACATGAATGTTACTTCTACAATGTCTGTCCTTCTGACGGATTCCTCCAATAGATCCAGGACATATTTCGGCGGAGTTCTAACTTCGGATTCCCACGATTCAAGTGTACGGAGCGGAATGTTATAGCGCCTGGAGAACTCTGCTCTGGAGACTCCTATGTAATTTCTCATTTCTGTAATATTCACAATTGTTACCTCCTTCATATTGAAACAATACCACACATTGTACGGTGCTGTCAAAGTTTTATTGCATAATTAAAATGACAACAGCTATGAGCTGATTCTTCTGTTCCTATGTCGTTGAGCAAAGCAGAAGTCGTCCGGTTCGGCATGGTAAAACGCTGGGAAAGATAACGCAGGGAAGCGCCGATCTCACCGTCCGGGCCACCGGAGTGCAGTACCCTATAATAGACCTGTAAACCCAGTGTTTATGCGGGTTTGCGGGATTTTCAATTCAGGAAATAATGATGTCAAAAGACATTTTTCCGGATTCCTTATCATATATGATCTGCTCCACAACACTTCTGATCAGATTTCCCTTTGCTTCATAACCTACGTCTGGATTCTTCAGGACATCCGCAACAGAACGGATCTCTTTCAAGATTTCTTCTGCGTCAGTCTGCTCTGCCTGTTCTTCCTGTAATAGCTGTGAAAGGGCAGCAGTCAATTCTAACCGATCTGATACCAGACGATCCTTATTATTCTTATATTCTTCCAGAGTATCTACGCCTGCCTCATAAGCCTCTTTGATTCTGCTTTCTCTCATGGTGAGCTTACCGATCTCTCTTTGTAACTGTTCGATCTGCAGTGAATGATCAGTCTTTTTCTTTTTGCATACATATGTAAATTCTGCTCCATCTAAGATCTGATCAAAATAACTTATCACAGCTTCTTCAGCCTTTTTGACCGATAAGGCAACAGAAGTCTTATGAAATCCCTTTGCGTACTTCCAACACTGGAAATAAGGACACTTATTATTACCGGTGTAAGAAAGCGTGGCCCCGCAGACAGAGCACTTCAAAAGACCGGATAGCCAGTGCTTACAGGCAGAGACATTCCGTGCCTTGACCGGACGTTTCCGGGAAGTGATCAGCTTCTGACGTTTTTCGTACCGTTCCCTGGAAAGACGTACCTCATGGTTTCCTTCAAATTCCACTCCGTTCCAGACAACAGTTCCGCAATAGAAGGGATTTCCAAGAATCCGGTCAACGCTGCGCCGCTCGAAGAGTTTTCCGCGTTTTGTCCGGTACCCGAGATCATTGCAACGCCTGGCAATAGCTGTCTCATCTAAGTTCTGATTATCATACAGGTCCATGATATAAGAGACAATGGCATATTCAGCTTCATTAATGATATAAGGTTTTCCATGTCCGACTGCAGTATAGCCAAGACAGGGAGACGTCTGATAGCCTTTTTGCAGGGCTTTTTCTTTCATGCCACGCAAGACCTCACCCGACAATCGAATGGAATAGTATTCATCCATCCATTCGATGATGCGCTCGATCAGGCTGCCGAAAGGTCCCTCAATCAGTGGTTCAGATACACTGATCACGTCTACATTATCCTTCTTGAGCATACTCTTGTATACGATAGACTCTTCCTGGTTACGGGCGAAACGACTGAATTTCCATACCAGGATTACATCAATAGGATGAGATGGCTGCTTCGCCAGGGCAATCATCTTCTGAAACTCCGGACGCTTCTGCGCATGCCGGCCGGAAACACTTTCAGTAAAGATAAAGTCCCCGGAAACAATCATGTCATTCTTCTGAGCATAATCCAGCAAAAGACGTTTCTGCGCATCAGGAGATAACTCTGTTTGGTCCTCTGTCGAGACGCGGATGTAAAGACATGCCACTTTACTGCTCATAAATATCACCTCGATTTTATAAAATATGTAATTTTAAGTACAAAAATAACAGCCACACAAATGTTCTGATTGTGCAACTGCTCCGAAGATGATACAATATCTTTGCCAAAGTACTGGATCTCTTCGGAGATTCTTGATCCGTCCCTGTTACCAGCAGGGGCGGTTTTGTTTTATTTAATTGCTATTTCTTGCACCTGACATGGTGAATCAGACATAAAACCATCATAAGCATACACAGTGATTGGACTTTCTGCATCCTGAAGCATAAAAGCAAATCCTGTTTCTATAGATGTATCTTTAAGTACAGTCTTATAAGTGTTATCACATGCGGCATTTCCGTTTCCCATATACCATGTTAACTCAACACTATTTTGATAGGCTTTAATATTGTAAAAGCTGGTTGCGGAATCGGGAGAATCTGTTTTATTAGTGAAATTAAATTTCACAATACCTAAAATGTCTGATGATCCATCTTCATAAGGCATAGTCTCAAAGCCGGAGTATTCAAGACTGGAAGAATCGGAAGTTAATGAAATTTTGTCAACTTTTGTTTCGGAAGAGGACGTATTATTCATATCATCTGAGGAAGTACCGCCCATTGAGGCTTTGAAAGATTCCCAGTCTGACTTATTTTCTTCGTAAGTCTGAGTTGTTTCGGAACCATCTGAAGAATCCTTAACTGCAAGAGTATAGTCGACATCCTTTTCTGCAATTCCATTAACCTGCTGGTAAACTGGCACTGTAAACAACGGAAGAAATCCAATAAAATACTCTGAGGGAGCCAGATCAGAAGAGGCAAGACTGATTTCAAATTCGGTCATATCATCGTTATAGGTAATATCTTCAACATTTGGATAGTTCTCATCATCATCTAAAATCTCTTTGATAGAATCATCAAAACTACTTTTTAAGTCTTTCTTCCATTTTTTCTGCTGCTTTTTATCAAGAGTGTAAGAAATTGAACCATCAGAATTAGTGACAGTTTCTACTGCTTCTGGTAAATTAGAGTTACCTTCATCGGAAGCATAGTTTGGAATAGTGACAGTAATATCTTTGGCGAATACTGTTGTTATGGATGAGGTAACGAGTGTTGCTGATAACAATACAGCAAGCGTTTTCTTTTTCATATAGGTATCCTCCTATGTTTTATTTTATTAAAACGCCGAAGCGAATTAATTCGGAATACGTAATTCAATTAGTTTCTGATGATACCCCGTCATCCGAGATATTTGTTCAATAGCAAAATTCTTATATTTTTCCAATAGCGAATCTGGTAATAACAGCTCCGTTCTTTAATCTGCTGATGAAATCATATGTATCACCGCAAATGGTTCGAAATAAATGACATAATTATCAACAACAGCGTATACACCGTATTTAGCATGGTAACACTGCATAGCCTCTTTTAAATATTCCTCCGTAGCATCCAGATATTCAGCCATCTCATAAAGATTCCCACATCCTGCTTCATAAGCCCTGATCAGGCCGTCATGCCCGGTAAGCGGCTGCTCTTTGACGCACAATCCTTCCTGATAGGCAGCAGTCAGTAACTGTTCGTAGTTCAATGGGATCACCCCTTTTTTAAATTAAATCGCGGACTTTAAGGATGGATATGCATAGCTGTTTTCATACGTATATTCAGGAGCACAGTCAATATCTTCATCCATCCATGTAATGACGCCATGAACAATTTTAAAATTGTTAAAAATAGTAGGGTCATTCAAAGGAGTAAATACATCTCCCTTCAAAACAGTAGCATCAAATAGGCGTTTGCGAAACGCCAAAAGCCGCATAAATACGGCATTTTTTCTTGTTAAAAATAAAATATCTCCTCAAGGTTTATGGTAAAATAGAGTTGTCGAGAAACTATCAACCAATCCACCTAAAGGAGATATACCTACATGATAACATATAAGCAACTCACTTTGGAAGAAATTTTTGAAGATTGCCAAAATAAATTCGACAACGACAAATACCAGTTCTTTTCGCTTTTTCCTTGATGAAATTGTTCCTATTTCTTTTATTTCTCATTTTTACGCCAGTACCGGAAGACCTCGCAAACATCAGCTTTATCCAATGCTTAAGGCACTTCTTATCCAGCGTATTTTCTCAATCCCGACGGACACACTCCTGATCATATTTCTGAAATATTCCCAGGAACTGCGTGATTTCTGCGGTTTTGATGTTGTTCCGGATGGTTCCAAATTTACACGTTTCAAACAGGATTTTTTATCGGACTTACAATCTATGTTCGATCATCTTGTTGATCTGACCGAACCGATCTGCCAAAATCTT